TGCGTTTGAGCCATCGTGTACGGGTTTTCAGATTCTGAGTCACAGGAGTCCCGCCCGCCACGGCCAGGAAAAGCCCAGGTCGCTCCTCGAGCTCCCGTGATCCACGACACATTTGTCATCGCACACGCGGAATAGGAAGGTATGTACAGGGTAGAGGCCCAACGTAAGGGGGAACCTCTAAGGAGGGGGATGAGTAGCGGCGTTCAGCGCCGCCCCGGAGGCAGCGGCCTTCACCCCCACACGGCCGCTGCCGACAGGGAGCGCCCCGTAGGGCGCTCGGGTAACTAAGAGAGGCCCGCGAATCGGCGCGGGCCGACTAGACATAGTACAAGGGACCGCCTCAGAGCGGTCCCGTGGTTGAGGTCGAAGACCTCCTTCTCAGTCGGTCTTCTCCCTGTCGGCAGCCGCCGCCCACAGGCGGCTGCCTCTACTAGGGGAGGTACTCAAATTTCACCCTCAGATGCGAGGACGAGCTGGAGCTCGTCCGACCGGAGCAGTCGGCTGCCCGCCGACTGGGACGAGAACTACCGGCAGCCGGTGCTCGCAGCAGCCGGCCACCGCTGCCAGATTCGGGCACGCGGTTGCCTCGGGAAGGCAACCGACGTTGACCACATCCGCAGAGGCGACGACCACAGTCGCTCCAACCTGCAGGCAGCGTGCAACCGCTGCCACGGCAGAAAGTCATCCGCAGAAGGCCACGCCCGCAAGCGGCAGTTACGAGCAATGAGGAGGCGACCTATCGAGCGCCATCCCGGCTCTCGGTAGCGGGCCAGGTGCCCGCTTTTCACCCAGGAGGTGTCAAGTGGGCGACAGAGGCCCCATCGCCAAGAGGTCGGATCAACGTGTCCGACGCAACAAGACAGACAACCCGGTTACCAAGCTCCCAGTGCGGGGACCGGTGAAGCAACCGCAGATCGGTATCCCCGACGCACACCCGGTCGTTTCGCAGTTGTGGGACTCCCTGCGCCACTCGGCGCAGGCCCAGTTCTACGAACCGAGCGACTGGGCTTACGCCCGCATGGCGCTGCACTTCGCCAACCAGCTCCTCTGGTCGGAGAAGCCCAACGGACAGATTCTCGCGACCGTCAACTCGATGTTGAACGGTCTGCTCGTGTCCGAAGGCGACCGCCGCCGCGTGCAGCTTGAGATCGAGCGCAACCAGGCCGACGCCGTCGTAGTCGACGTGGCTGCCATGTTCGCTCAGCAGTTGGGAGCTCAGCGCCCCGGCTGAGCCCACAGACCCCCGGAGGGGGTTGAGCGCGTTTCCTCTCGGCGCAGCTCCCTCCTCCGGGGATTGACCCTCACCCTTGAAAGGAACCCCACATGGCCGAGATCGGCACCCCACTCGCCGTCGACACGCTCGTGTTGACTCGCGGCCGCGACTTCAAGTGGTCGTTCGAGAACCTCGACGCGACCGGCCAGCCGGTGAACTTCCCGGCCGGGTCGCTGTTCTTCGAGTTCGAGAACGGCACGACGTGGGACTTCGTCATCGACGGCGCCATCGCCACGATCAAGATCGAATCCGAGCAGGTCGCACTGGTCGCTGCCCGCACGAAGTGGCAGCTCGTCTTCCTCCCCGAGGATGAGGAGCTCGGCGGCGACCCCATCGCGCTCGGCCAAGTCCAGATTCAGGGCTGACCCATGCGGCTACGAGGATTCCCGACTGACGGTAAGCCAGCGGTCTCCTACGTCGGCACGCCCACCGGTTCCATCCTCGGATCGGCTCAGCAGCAGCTCGGCACCATCCGCGTGTCGACTGCGCGGCCGAGGAGCCTTCTGTCACTCCCCCTCGACGTTCCTCGCGGCGTCATCAGCCAGCACCCGACGACGGGTCGTCTGCTCGCGGTGCCCGGTAAACCGGGCCCGCAAGGACCACAGGGTCCCAAGGGCGACGGCCTCCGCATCGACGGCCAGGTCCCCACGTATGCAGAGCTTCCTGGTACGGCCTCGGACGGAGATGTGTGGCTCGCCGGCGGCAAGCTGTACCGCTACAACGGCACCGCGTGGCCCGACGAGTCTGCCGGAACCCAGGTCCAAGGCCAGGAGGGACCGCGAGGACCGCAAGGTATCGCGGGCCCGCAGGGCCCGGTCGGCCCGCAGGGGCCGCAAGGTCTCAAGGGTGATACCGGTCCGCGAGGCCCCGAGGGTCCGGAAGGACCGGAGGGCCCGCGTGGTCTGCAAGGTGAGCAGGGTGTCCAGGGTCCGGTCGGGCCCAAGGGTGACACCGGCTCCCAGGGACCTAAGGGTGACGTAGGCCCCCAGGGTGAACAAGGTCTCCAAGGCATTCCAGGCCCGGTCGGCCCGAAGGGCGACAAAGGCGACAAGGGCGACACGGGCTCCCAAGGCCCGCAAGGGCCGCAGGGTCCGCGTGGCTTCACAGGCGACACCGGTCAGACCGGCGACGAAGGTCCCCCCGGACCCGAAGGCCCACCAGGACCGGAAGGTCCCCAAGGTCCTGCGGGACCGAAGGGTGACCAGGGACCGCAAGGACCTCAGGGCCTGCAGGGTCCGAAGGGCGACAAGGGTGACACCGGACCTCAGGGACAACAAGGGCCACAAGGCATCCAGGGTCCCCAGGGCATTCAGGGCCCGGAGGGTCCACGCGGGCTGATCTCCTCAGACGCCACGCTGATCGACTTCCGGAGGGTGACCCAGGCCCAGTACAACGCGCTCGGCACAGGACGACCGGCCAACACGTTCTACGTGATCGTGGGGTGACACATGCCTGTTCGCATCGGAGACGCAACTCCAACGTCGCTGCGCTTCGGTGACCTCACGGCCACCAAGGCGTATCTGGGCGATGTGCTCGTCTTCCCCGCGTTCGTCGCGGTCAGCCAGACGTTCACGACCACCTGGACCTTCAACATCCCGGCCGAGTGTGCCTTCATCGACCTCGTCCTGCTGGGCGGTGGCGGTGGTGGGTCTTCCGGCAACATCGCGGTCAGCCCTGGCGAAGGCGGGTATGCAGGCGAGTGGCTCACGATCACTCTGGAACGCGGAGTCGACATTCCCTGGACCGCAACGCAAATCACCGGCACCATCGGCAACGGCGGTAGCGGTGGCAGTGGCGGGTGGGTGCCCTTCAACGGTAACAACGGCGGCAACACCGTAGCGACCATTGCGGGCGTCGGCTCCTGGACCGCCGTAGGCGGCGAGGGCGGCAACCCGATCCGATGGACGAACGAAGGCCGCGCCGGTCGGGGCCCAGGGACGATCAACTTCAACGGCATCCCCTACGTCGGCGGCAACCCCACCGCCAACTCCGCTGCGGCCGGCAACGCGCCTGGTGGTGGCGGCGGCGGTGGCAACGCGGGCGCAGGCATCTTCCCCGCTGGCGGCGGCGGTAACGGCGCTCGCGGCCAGGCATGGTGCCGCGCTTACGTCTGACCCCGACTTGACATCGTACACGAAAGGAACACCATGTTCGCAAAGATCGCCGCGCTGATCGCGCAGGCGCTGATCCCGATCATCGCCAAGGCGGTGGCCGACGAGATCGCCAAGCACGTCCCGCAACTCACCAAGGCTGTCGTGACTGCTGCGGCTGAGGCAGCCGCCGCTGGCGCTGTGCGTGGCTCGGACAAGATCACCGACCTCATCCCCGGCAAGTGGGACGACAGGATCATTGACCCCATCGTCAAGCGTGCCGTGGACCTCTTCCGGGGCCGCTGATGGCACGCCGACTCTTCAGGGGTCGGCCATTCTCGGAGAACGGTTGGCCTTACGTCGACCAGGGTTCGTGTACATGGGACGAGGTCGTTCCCGGTGTCTGGCTGCAGATACAGAACGGCCCTCCCTTCACGATCCTGAGAGCGTTCGCTCGCGACTTCCACACGCACGTCGAGCCCCTCCGAGACGCCGACTCCGCGTGCTGGACCCAGGACAACACGGTCGACACCAGTAACCACCCCGGTGGCACTGCGATGGACCTGAACTGGCAGGGCGCTGACGGCAAGACGTTCCGCTACGGCATCTCCGAGGAGAGGGCCTACCCGTCTCCGAAGCACCAGCGTCTCCGCGAGCTGCTCGACTTCTACGAAGGGGTTGTCTTCTGCGGTGGGTTCTGGGACATCCGCGACTGGATGCACTTCCAGATGGGCGCAGGCACCTACGACTCGAAGGCCGACCGGCCGACGGAAAAGACGCTCGACTTCATCCGGCGCAAGATCAGGCCAGACGGCTTCTCGACGTTCAAGCGCGGTGGCAGCGCGGCGCCCGACGCGGCGTCGGTCCTCGCTCGGGCTGCCGACATTCCACTGGCAAAGGCCCAGGAGATTCTTCCGACGTTCCGCGAAGGCGCGGTCCTCGCTGAATGCACCACGGCCCCCCGGCTCGCGATGTTCATCGCACAGACGTGCTGGGAATCGGACCGGTACCGGGCGACCGAGGAGTACGCCAACGGCCCGATGAACGAGGAACGCTGGATTTACAAGGGACGCACTTGGATTCAGCTCACCTGGCGTTCGGCCTACGAGGGCTTCGGCCGCTGGTGCCACGCCCGAGGGCTGGTGGATGACCCGATGGTGTTCGTCAACAACCCACGGTCGCTGGCCGACCTGCGGTGGGCCGGTCTCGGCGCTGCCTACTACTGGGTGACAACCCGGCGTGAGTCCCGGAAGTACCCGACGCTCAACGAGGCATCGGACGCCCGCGACGTGCTGGTGGCGACACAGATCGTCAACGGCGGCACCACGCATCTGGCAGAACGCACAGCCATCTACAACCGCGCCATCGCACTAGGCGATGAGCTGCTCCACATCCTCGGAGAGGAGGACGAATTGGCTAACCCCGAGATCGAGAAGATGATTCGGGAGGTTCACGCTTGCTTGTTCAATCGCATTGTCTCGCAGTCGATTTACCGATTCCCGAAGAATCCGGACGGCTCCGAACACCCCGGCAACATCTGGCAGCTACATGAGCTGATCAAGAACGGTGACGGGATGGCGCACATGAGGTACGTCGAGGACGCCGCCAAGGGCGGTGACCTGACCGAGCTCGACCGCATCGCCCTCGTGGCAGCGGGTCGCGGCGCGGTGAGAGACCCGTGGGCCGTGCAACGGGCCCAGCGAGTCCTCGCGGACATCGAGCGCACGAATCCCGAAGTTATACGGCGCTACCTAGCGCAGAAGGGGGCCGCATGAGCCCGAAGATCAGAGAATCGCTCTACTACGTCGGGACGATCATCCCGGCACTGCTCGGCCTCGGCATGATCTGGGGCGGGATCGACGCTGGCGCAGCCAATTCCATCGGTGACATCGTCGCCGGGGCGCTGGCGCTGATCGGCGCTACCGCGCCCGCCACGGCCGCTGTGAAGGTGAACAAGCAGCGCAAGGACGGCACCCTGGAGCCCCTCGCGCCCGTCGAGCAGGTCGTCAACGGCGTGCAGGCGGTCATCGCCGCGCAGCAGGCCGCGCAGGCTGAGCTCGACCGAGTCAAGGACGCGGTGACCGGTGCCATCGGCGTCCTCCCCGGCGTCCTGCCGCAGCTCGGTCCGCTCGCGCAGCAGGCGGTCGACGCAGTGAATGCGTTCCCCACGGCCTACAGCCAGGTCCCGCAGTTCACGGATTACCGGCAGCCCTGGGACCGCTGATGCTCAAGCTGGGCTCCAGCGGCCTGATGGTCAGCGCCTGGACGGCGGTGATGCGTATCCGGTTCGCCAGCTACGCGCTCGGCGTCAACGGCCAGCCCATCAAGATCGACGGGTACTTCGGCTACGACGAGGAGAAGGTCCAGAAGGAGTACCAGCTCAGGACAGGACAGTTCCCGAGCGGGCAGGTCTCACGAGAGGACCTGCACCGCCTCGGGCTGCTGCCCACTCTGTTGTCGATCCACGGCACCGGCCAGGCCGATCCGTTCGGCATCGGCTACCCGGCCGACATCGCTCGCCGGGTGCTGGACCTGTACTGGTGGCAGCCGGTGGGAAACTGGCCTGCCAAGGCCGTTCCGATGAACGGCTCGGTGGATGCTGGTGAGCGCGAGTGTGTTCGACTGATCAGCAACCCGCTGATCGTGCCGGGACCGACCGCGTTCGTGGACTACTCCCAGGGCAGCGTGATCGGTGGCCGTGTCCGAAACCGGATGCGGCGCAGAGAGCTCCGTGGTGAGCTCGTGGCAGCGGCCAGCTTCGGCAACCCGATGCGACTCCGAGGCCACTACGCCGGCAACGTCGATCCGGGCGGCGAGGGTATCGACCCGAGGCAAGAGCTCGCGGCCGAGCCGTTCCGCATCGAGCTCGCGGCCAAGGGCGACCTGTACACCACATGCCCTGGCGGGCAGTCCGGTGAGATGGAGCGTGCGATCTACCACGCGGTCTTCAGCAAGTTCGTCGGCGAGGACACGCTGATCGAGCAGGCTTGGGAGCTCGCCAAGAACCCGTTCCGCGAGGTTCCGGCAGCCGTCAAGGCCATCACACGCGGTGGCATGTTCCTCGTGAAGGGAACGGGCCCCCACGTCCGCTACCACATCGACCAGTGCCCTGGGACGGGCATGACCTACTACGAGTACGCAATCAAGCACCTTCGAGACACTGCTGAAGCCCGCCTTCGGCGCATCGTCGCGTCTGTGCCTTGACATCGCACGGAAGGGAGGGGGTGTGAGCCTCGCCAATCACAATCCGGTGCCGCTCCTCCCCCAACCTCCGCACAAGATCGGGCCGGTCTGGCAGGTCCGGGAGGACGGCTCCTGGTATCTGCCTGAGAGAACCCTCGGCTGGGGGATTCTCAACTGGCTCGCCAAGTACGTCCGCTCTCCCGCAGGGGGCGGGCCGTTCCTGCCGACGCTGGAACAGGCCCGGTTCATCCTGTGGTGGTACGCCGTTGATGAGCAGGGTAGGTACGCCTACCGCGAGGGTGTTCTTCGACGGATGAAGGGCTGGGGCAAGGACCCGCTCTGCGCGGCTATCGCCATCGCGGAACTCTGTGGCCCCGTTGCATTCTCACACTTCGATGAGAACGGCGACCCGGTAGGCACCGCACGCCACGCGGCGTGGATCACGATTGCCGCCGTCTCGCAAGACCAGACCAAGAACACGTTCTCGCTGTTCCCGGTGATGATCACCAAGGAGCTCAAGGCCGAATACGGCCTGGACGTGAACAAGTTCGTCATCTACTCCGAGGTCGGTGGCCGCATCGAGGCCGCGACTTCGTCGCCCGCGTCGATGGAGGGTAACCGCCCGACGCTGGTGATCGAGAACGAGACCCAGTGGTGGGGCGTCGGTCCGGACGGCAACGTCAACGACGGCGTCGACATGGACGACGTGATCGAGGGCAACGTCGCCAAGATTCCCGGCGCCCGCAAGCTCGCGATCTGCAACGCCCACATCCCCGGTAACGACACGGTGGCTGAGAAGGCATACGACCACTGGCAGGACGTGCAGACCGGAAAAGCGGTCGACACAGGCATCCTGTACGACGCGCTGGAAGCGCCTGCCGACACCCCGGTCTCGGAGATTCCGTCCGAGAAGGAGGACCCGGAGGGGTACGCGGCCGGGATCGAGAAGTTGATGGACGGCCTGCAGATCGCTCGTGGCGATTCGTACTGGCTGCCGTTGGAGGAGATTCTCGGGTCGGTCCTGAACACCCGGAACCCGGTGTCGGAGTCCCGACGCAAGTTCCTGAATCAGGTGAACGCTCACGAGGATTCGTGGATCGCTCCCACCGAGTGGGACCGCCTGGCGCTGACCGACAAGGTCTTCCAGCTCAAGAAGAACGACCGAGTCACCCTCGGCTTCGACGGCTCGAAGTCCAACGACTGGAGCGCCCTGGTGGCGTGCCGGGTCGAAGACGGGATGTTGTTCGTCCTCAAGACGTGGAACCCCGAGGACTACCCATACGACGAGGTCCCGCGTGAGGACGTGGACGCCTACGTCCGGTCGGCTTTCCAGCGGTTCGACGTGGTCGGCTTCCGGGCCGACGTGAAGGAGTTCGAGGCATACGTCGACCAGTGGGGTCGGGACTTCAAGCGGAAGATCAAGGTCAACGCCACTCCCGGCAACCCGATCGCATTCGACATGCGCGGCCAGACAAAGCGATTCGCTCTCGACTGTGAGCGGTTCCTGGACGCCGTCCTCGAGCGCGAGGTGTACCACGACGGCAATCCCGTTCTGCGCCAACACGTTTTGAACGCACGTCGACATCCGACTACATACGACGCGATTTCCATCCGCAAGGAGAGCAAGGACAGCAGCAAGAAGATCGACGCTGCGGTCTGCGCCGTCCTCGCGTATGGCGCGAGACAGGACTACTTGATGAGTAAGAAGAGCCGCACGGGCCGAGCGGTGGTGATCCGATGACGAGCCCCCAGGCTGCCGACCAGAACGTCAACCCCGAGGAGCGGCTTGAGCCGCTGCTGAATGCGTTCGAGGAGAAGATTCGGCCTCTCGCGGACAACACCGCCTACTACGAGTCTGAGCGTCGTCCGGACGCCATCGGTATCGCCGTGCCGCCCGAGATGCGGAAACTGCTGGCGCACGTCGGCTACCCCCGGCTGTACGTCAACTCGATTGCGGACCGACTGGAGCTGGAGGGCTTCCGGATCGCAGGCGAGTCCGACGCCGACGAACAGCTCTGGGACTGGTGGTCTGCCAACGACCTCGACGTGGAGTCGACGCTGGGCCATGTGGACGCACTCGTCCACGGCCGGTCGTTTGTGACCGTCTCGGCACCTGACCCGGCCATCGACCTCGGTGTGGACCCCACGGTCCCGATGATCCGAGTCGAGCCGCCGACGAACCTGCACGCGGTCATCGACCCGCGTACCCGCCAGGTGAAGGAAGCGATCCGGGCGATCTACGACGAAGAGGGCAACGAGATCATCGCCGCGACGATCTACCTGCCCAACGCCACGGCGTACTTCGACAAGGTCGAGGGTGAGTGGACGCAAGGCCGTCCCACCGTGACCCACGGGCTGGAGATGGTCCCGGTCGTGCCGATCCCCAACCGGAACCGGCTGTCGGACCTCTACGGGACATCGGAGATCACTCCGGAGCTGCGGTCGGTCACCGACGCTGCCGCCCGGACGCTGATGCTGATGCAGTCGACGGCAGAGCTCATGGGCGTGCCGCTCCGACTCCTGTTCGGTATCAAGCGATCCGAGATCGGCCTCCCGGATGACCCGGATGAGCCGGTGTCGCCGCGCCAGGCGTTCGAGGCGTACTACGCCCGCATCCTCGGCTTCGAGGACGAACAGGGCAAGGCGTACCAGTTCGACGCAGCAGAGCTCCGCAACTTCGTGGATGCCCTTGACGCGCTGGACAAGAAGGCAGCTGCCTACACCGGCCTGCCTCCGCAGTACCTGTCGTTCAGCTCGGACAACCCGGCCTCGGCTGAGGCCATCCGGTCGTCTGAGTCCCGACTGGTGATGAACTGCGAGCGCAAGGCACGCATCTTCGGCGGGGCCTGGGAACAGGTCATGAGGGTCGCGTACCGGGTCATGAACCCCGGTGCCGAGATTCCACCGAACATGTATCGGCTGGAAGCACTCTGGGCTGACCCGAGCACTCCGACGTATGCCGCCAAGGCCGACGCCGCGAGCAAGCTCTACAACCAGGGCATGGGCGTCATCCCGAGGGAGCAGGCCCGGATCGACATGGGCTACTCCGTCGAGACGCGACGGCAGATGCGGGAGTGGGACAAGGAGGAGAACCCGGTGGGTCAACTCGCCGGCCTCTACGCCCCTTCCGGCCAGACCGGTACGTCCGACACCCCGAATGAGCCTGCCGCCACGGAGGTGCCTAAGGAGTGAACGCTGAAGAGTACGCCGCCAGACAGGCGGTCGTCTCCGCAGCGGTCGCGAACTTCATCCTCCAGCTAGGGAAGCTGTTCCAAGCGCCCAGATTGTCGCTGAGGGACTGGCTTTCGTTCCTGGAGGTTTTGTACCCGGAGGTCTACCAGAAGCGTCTGGAGGCCGCTGAGCTCGCTCGGCAGTTCCACGACAGCGAGCGCCGCCGCCACGGCCGGAAGTTCCAGCCGCGCTTCCTGGTCGAGTACGACTTCAAGGAGTTCGTGCTGGACATGGAACCGGCCAGGGAGCTGATGCAAAGGGAGATGGCTCCCCCGTCCGCTCTGGGCGATGTCGCTCTGCGGGCAGTCCGCAGCGTCGAGAACGCCGGTCGGAAGCAGATCATCCGGGCCGTCGAAGACGACCCGCAGACCGGAACAGTCAAGGGCTGGGCCCGAGTAGCGACCGGTCGAGAGACGTGCGCCTGGTGTCTGATGCTGATTTCGCGGGGCCCCGTGTACTCCTCAGCGGAGAGCGCGGGGTTGGACCTCGATGACCAGTCAGCGGCAGAAGTGTTCCGCGACAGCGGTGGTGACCTGAACAAGCTCGCCGCCTACGTCGATGCGAATGACCTGATGAAGGAGTGGCACACCGGCTGCGACTGCAAGGTGGTGCCGGTCTACGACAGGGCCAACTGGCCCGGACGGGACGCCTACAAGCGTGCCGAGCAGTTGTGGATCGAAGCCACAAAGGAGGCTCGCCGTCTCATCGACTCGGGTGAGTCGAGGAGCGACAACCTCAACCGAGAGGCGCAGAACGCGCTTCGCCGTCGTCTCGAACGAGGCGACCTTTCCATGACGAGATTCGCCCTCGCGGCGTAACTCAACACCACGACCCCCTGGTGGGGTCCAACCATGCCCAGGAGGCAAACAGTATGGCTGACAACGACACTCAGACCCCCGACACCCCCGTCTCGACGGAGGGCGCCACTCCCGAAGGCAATCCCCCTGCGGCCCCGGTGGCCCCGGAGACCTTCAGCCGGGAGTACGTCGAGGAGTTGAGGCGTGAGAACGCCAAGGCACGCACCTCGAAGAACCAAGCGGTCGAAGACGCCAAGGCAGAAGTCCGCAAGGAGTACGAGGCCAAGCTGGCCGAGAAGGACACGGCATACGCCGAGCTGCAGAACCAGCTCGGAGAGGCGTGGATCGAGCTGGAGAAGGTCTACACGACCATCGACGCCAAGGTCCCGTCCGACCGAGTCCGCGCTTTCGCGGCCATTCTGCAGGGCTCTGACAAGGAGTCGATCTCCGAATCGGCCAAGTCAGCCAAGCAACTGTTCGGCGGCATGACGGGCACCGTCCCGGCCGTCGATCCCACCCAGGGCTCTGGTGGTGGCAAGCACACGCCGCTCAACGGAGACCCGATCCTCGACGCCATCAAGAAGGCCGTCGGGGCGTAATCCCAACTACCACAAGGAAGTTACAACATGGCAGCAGGAACCACGTTCCCGGTCAACCACGCGCAGATCGCGCAGACCGGCGACTCGATGTTCAAGGGCTACCTGGAGCCCGAGCAGGCCCAGGACTACTTCGCGGAAGCGGAGAAGACCTCCATCGTCCAGCGCGTGGCGCGGAAGATTCCGATGGGATCGACCGGCGTGAAGATTCCGCACTGGACCGGTGACGTTGCCGCCCAGTGGATCGGCGAAGGCGACATGAAGCCCATCACCAAGGGCGACATGAGCGTTCAGCAGGTCGAGCCGCACAAGATCGCCACGATCTTCATCGCCTCGGCTGAAACCGTTCGTGCGAACCCCGGCAACTACCTGGGCACCATGCGGGTCAAGGTCGGCACCGCCATCGCGATGGCCTTCGATGAGGCCGCGCTGCACGGTACCGACAGCCCGTTCGACCAGTTCGTGGATCAGACCACGAAGGCCGTCGACATCACCCCGGCCGCGCCGGCCACCACCTACGACGCCATCGGCGTCAACGCGCTGTCGCTGCTCGTCAACGACGGCAAGAAGTGGCAGGCCACCCTGCTGGACGACATCGCGGAGCCCGTGCTCAACGGTGCCAAGGACGCCAACGGCCGTCCGCTGTTCGTGGAGTCGACCTACGAGGGTCTGACCTCCCCGTACCGCGAGGGCCGCATCCTGGGTCGTACCACGATCCTGAGCGACCACGTCGCCAAGGGCACCACGGTCGGCTACCAGGGCGACTTCACCCAGATCGTCTGGGGCCAGGTCGGCGGGCTCAGCTTCGACGTGACGGACCAGGCGACCCTGAACCTGGGCACCCCCGAGGAGCCGAAGTTCGTGTCGCTGTGGCAGCACAACCTCGTCGCAGTCCGTGTGGAGGCCGAGTTCGGTCTGCTCATCAACGACGTGGAAGCGTTCGTCAAGCTCACCAACGCCTGAGCCTGACTTGACATCGCACGGTGGGGAGCCCTTCGGGGCTCCCCGCCTTGTGCGGGAAAGGGCTGCATGAAGATTCGCAACAAGGCCAACGGCGGCGTAGCCGAGGTCACTGAGGACTACGGCACTGCCCTGATCGCGGGTGACGGCTGGGAAGCCGCTGACGCCCCGAAGCGTCAGAGGGCCAAGAAGTCCACCCCGAAGCCAGCTCCGGAGCCCGACGCTCCCGCTGAGACCCCCACTGAGACCACCACAGAGGTACCTGACACCGAGGAGTAAGAGACATGGCGATTGCGACTGCACAAGACGTTGAGAATCGCTGGGTCCGTGAGCTCTCCGAGGAGGAGACCACCCTCGTCAACACACGGCTGAACGACGCGGAGCGGATGCTCAAGCGTCGGATCAGAGACCTGGACTCGGTTGACCCCGAGGACGTGAAGCAGGTCGAGGCCGACATGGTCCTGAGGCTCCTCCGCAATCCAGAGGGCTACACCCAGGAGACGGACGGCAACTACACGTACATGCTGAGCCAGGCGCTCGCATCCGGAAAGCTGGAGGTGCTGCCCGAAGAGTGGGAAGCCCTTGGCATCCGACGTGGCAACACGTTCGTCCTCGTGCCGACATTCGAGATGCCGACATGAGCGCCGACCCGAGCGACCGACACCCTCCGATCCCGTACCCGATTGACTTCGGTCTCGCGGTCCGTCCGGAGCATGTCGACGCCACCAAGTGTGATCACGAGTTCGGTGTCTGCTTCTGCGTGCATGACTGGCGCATCCACTGGGGCAACCTGGAACGGAGCGGCCTATGAGTCTGCTCGACAGCGCCCCGGACGATGTCATCGTCTACCCCGAGATCGCCACGGTGGACGACGACGGCAACACGATCACCAAGGCGTCAGATACCGGCATCCGCACGAAGGCGCGGTTGCAGGTCCTGGGACAGTCCGGTACGTCGTCCCGTCGCCAGGAGCAGGACAACGAGGGATTCGAGTCGGAGCGTGTGTACACGATCCGGTTCCCCCGCAAGTTCGACCGCGAGCACGGCACCCTCGGGATGCAGTCAGAGATCGAATGGATGGGTGTTCGGTGGGCCCTCTTCGGAGAACCGGCCTACTACAACTCGTCTCGTCGTACCAAGCACATCATCTACTCGGTGAAGAGGTACTGACGTGGCGAAGTTGATCCCCCGTCGCAATCTGAACCACATCGTCGCCCATCTCCCAGAGACGAGGGCGGCGGTTCGGCGACACGCACGCGAGGTCGAAGGCAGGGCCAGGCGCAACCTGGCTCAAGCCCGGTCGTCCACGACGCACTCGAAGATCGTCGGTCCCGGCCACCTGACCAAGATCGGTTCTCTCGCAGACGATCCCGACGTACTCGTCTACATGGAAGCGCCGAACCCGATGGCAATCGAGTACGGCCACGGCCCTTCGGGCTACTTCGACCCAGACAAGTACGGCGAGGTCACGAAGGCCCCGTCAGGTCTGTACATCCTCAACCGTGCAGCCGGTATCGCCGGCTCGATGGTCACACCGTCTATGGGTAGGAGGGGCGTGAAGTAATGCCGTTCCCCCGTATTCAGGCGGTGGTGGTCCCGCTGCTGCGGGAGGCACTGGTACCGGACAAGGCCAAGAAGGTCGGTACGTGGATCGAGAACATCAACTACCGCGAGTTCCCGCTCGTCAACGTCCGACGCATCGGCGGTGAGCGTCACCCGACGCGACCGACGCAATTGGCAACGCCGGTCATCGAATTGACCGTCTACCACAACAAGGGACTCATCGAGTGTGAGCAGCTCTACGAGGACTGCCTCGACGTGCTGTATGACGCCGTGAAGACCCAGAAGCAGATGCCCAAGGGCTACCTGCACTCAATCAGAGAAACGATGGGCGCTACGCAGTTCAGCTCGCCATTCATGGACTCCTGGAGGGTCCAGGGACTGATCGCATTGGGCCTCCGACCCCCTCGCAACTAAGGAGTAACGCCACATGGCACTTAACGACGACGCGGTGTTGACCGCTGCAGTCGGGTACGTCTACACGGGCCCCGTGGGCACCGCAGCCCCCGCTGCGTCCGAGCTCGACGCACTCAACCTGATCGACACGACCTCGTGGGGCACCGGCCTGACGGCATGGCTTCCCACCGGTCACACCAGCCGGGGCGACATGCCCGAGTTCGGCTTCGACGGTGGTGACTCGGAGATCAAGGGCACCTGGCAGAAGAAGAAGCTGGCAGAGGTCCAGACCGAAGACCCGGTCGACTACCTGACCATCTATCTGCAGCAGTTCGATGAGGGCTCGCTCACGCTGTACTACGGCGAGAACGCCTCGGATGTCGCTGGCGAGTTCGCCGTCGCATCCGGCTCTCGGGCCGTCGAACGGGCCGTCCTGGTCGTCATCGAAGACGGCGACGTGCGTGTCGGCTTCCACGCTTTCAAGGCGTCGGTGAAGCGCGACGACGCGATCCAGCTCCCGGTGGACGACTTCGCGTCCCTGCCGGTTCGGGCGACGTTCCTGGACTACCAGGACAAGCCGCTGTTCAAGTGGATCAACGAGGACCTGTTCCCGAACGTCTGATCCTGACTTGACATCGCCCAGCGATGTCCGGGGGGAGGGGTTTCCTTGGCGGGCCTACCCCTCCCCTCGTCACTCTCTTTATCCCCGGCCCGCCTACCCAACGAAAGGTCCGCTATGTCAAACGTATTCACCCTCGACAGCCTCCGTGAGGAAGCCGACAAGCAGTTCGCGCCGTTCAAGGTGCAACTGAGCGACGGCACTCACGTCGTGCTCCGCAACCTGCTCCGGATGAACAAGACCGACCGGAAGACGGTGCTGGACAGCATCGAGGGTCTCAAGACCGATCAGGAAGGTGACGAGGGCCAGACCCTCGAAGACCTGGACAAGATGGTCGACACCGTCTCGAAGATTCTGGAGCTGGCGGCGGGTAAGGATTCCCGCAAGCTGCTCAGGGAGCTCGACGGCGACCTCGGTCTGCTGATGGGCGTGCTGGAGGGATGGCTGGAGGCCACCTCACCGGGGGAAGCGCAGAACTCGCCGGCCTGATCGACAGGTACGGCGAGCATCTCGTCCCAGACCTCAAGCACTACTACGGGATTGACCTCCGGGACCTGTTCTCGGAGGTCAACCCGATCAGCCCCCAGTACGTCCTGATCCACGTCAAGCATCTCCCGATTGAGTCTGCGTTCGTCGCAGCGGTCCGTGGCGGCCAGCAGTTCCGTGGATGGAACGCCGACCGTTACGCATTCGCCGCGATCATCAACAGCATCCGTGCGGGCAACTACATGTTCGTCATGGCGAACTCGGACCCGAAGAAGGGCAAGCCGCCCGTTCCCGAGCAGTGGCCGGTTCCTGAAGAGAACAAGGCAGAGAAGAAGTACGCACCCAACTCGTTCGCCGGAATCGTTGCGGCGCAGGTCATTGCGGCCAGGAAGAGAAAGCAGCAGCAGAAGGAGGCTGAATGGCAGGCGCAGGAGGCGCAGAGGTCGGCCGGATTTCTATCCGGGTCGTCCCTGACCTCGACGGATTCTACCGAGAGCTAAAGTCCAAGCTCGAAGGGATCGAGAGAACCCTCAAGGCGAAGATCGGCGTCGAGCCTGATCTGAAGGGCTTCCGCGAGGAAGTCGCGGCCAAGACCAAGGGCATGAAGACGAAGGTCAAGGTCGACGGCGACACCAGCGACCTCCAGAAGGCCATCAATGCCGTAAACGCCAAGGGCCCACGGAAGTTCAAGCTCGAACTGGACGATCAGTTCGACTATCGGCTCCGACAGCGGCTGGCGAAGATCAAGCCCAAGGTCGACGTGGATGTCGACTTCAAGAAGGGCGCGTTGGACCGGCTAGCCAACGCCATGAACAAGTTTCAGTCTCCGTCGTTCGGCTCGGGCATCAACCCGGCGGGTTGGGGACTGATCCTCACGGCCATCGCCGCAGTCACACCCCTGCTCTCCGGTCTGTTGGGTGCAGTCGTCACGGCCATCGTCTCGCTTCCCGGCCTCATCACGGCGGTCCTCGTGCCCATCGGCGCTCTGGCGCTCGGGCTCGACGGTCTCAAGAAGGCAGCGGAGGTCCTGAAGGACCCGTTCGAGGACCTGAAGGCGACGATGTCGGCTGCGGTCGAGGAGAAGTTCACTCCGGTCTTCGAGAAGCTCCGAGAGCTGTTCCCCTCGCTCAAGGAGACCCTGCCAGGGGTCACGGACGGCCTGGCTGCGATGGCGCAGTCCTTCACGGATGTCGTCACCTCTCCGGAGGGTCTGGAGAAGATCAAGGGGATCGTCAACGACATCGGGCAGGCATTGAAGGATGCCGCTCCCGGCATTGGCGACTTCACCTCTGGCCTCCTCGATCTGATCAAGGGCTTCACCGGCAAGCTCCCCGACGTAGCGCAGTGGTTCAACGACACCGGCAAGTCGTTCAAGGACTGGGCTGAGGACTTCACCAAGAAGGGCCCGGACGGCACGTCGAAATTCGACCGTGCGCTGGAGGGCCTCGGCTGGACGCTGAAGGAACTCGGCGGTGGCCTGGTCGACATCGGCGGTAAGGCGCTGGATTTCTTCTCCGACCCGGAGAAGATCAGGTCGTTCAAGACCGAGCTCGACGGGCTGGTAGCCACGCTCTCGACCATTGTCGACTTGTCGAACAAGCTCGCGACGAACATGTCCAAGATTCCCGGCTTCCGGGATGGCGAGGCCAACGGCCCGATGGACTTCGCTCCGATCCAGATTCAGCTCATCAAGGAGCAGCTCGGCAAGATCGACTGGTCGGGCGTCTGGGAGGGTCTGAAGTCCTCTGCCTACACGGCTTTCGCGACGGTCGGGACGTTCGCGGCTACCACCGCGTCCACCATCGGCACGAAGTTCCGGGGCATCTGGGACGGCATTCAGCAGAACGCCGGAACGGCGTGGAACGGTGTCGTGTCCGTCGTCGGCAACGTCATCGGGAACATCCTGATGATCGCGGCTCAGCTTCCCGGCCAGATCGCTCAGGTGTGGGGCAGCATCCCCTCGGTCGCGGCTGGCATCTGGAACACGGTGGTCTCGACTGCCGCCCCGATCATCACGCAGATTCTGACGACGTTCATCAACGTCGGCGTCGGCATCATCAGCGAGGTCAGCTCGTGGCCAGGCAAGATCGTTGGGGCCCTTGGCAGTTTGGCCTCCACGCTGGCCGAGGTCGGCTCACGAGCCGCCCAGGCACTGATCAACGCGCTCGCGGCCGGTATCCGTGCGGGCATCGGTCCCATCGGCCAGGCAGTCGGCGCTCTGATGAGCGCGGCGCGTGCGCTGATCCCGAACTCCCCCGCCAAGGAGGGTCCGTTCTCGGGCTCTGGCTGGCGTGCGGTCGAGGGCTTCGGTGATGCACTGGGTGACGCTCTGGCGAGCGGCATTCCGGGCCAGGAGGACAAGATCGTCTCCAAGGTCCGAGCCATCATGCAGGCCATCAAGGACGTGTTCGGTGACGCTTCCAAGCTGAACCTGAACTTCAACTTCGGCAGCCTGGAGTCGGGGCTGAACTCGGTAACGAGTGCAGCGTCGGATACCAGTCGGGCCCTTGGCAACACGGTCAGCGGCGCAATGCCGAACAAGCTGTCCGATGAGACCAAGCAGCAGAAGGACCTGCTGGAGCTGAAGAAGGACGAGCTCGAAGTCGAGCGCCAGAAGCTGCAGAACCAGAGGAACGGCCTCGATCCGAAGGACAAGGCGGGCAGGGCTGCTCTCCAGCAGCAGATCGACCAGCTCAATCTCCAGAAGAAGCAGATCGACTTGGAGAAGGAGCAGCTCGACTACGCCGGCAAGTACACCGATCAGGTCGCGGAAGCCGACTCGGTCATGGGTGACATGTCCAAGAAGATCTACGACGGCGTAAAGGGTTTCGCGCAAGCGAACTCGAACCAGTTCATGAACGACTTGGGCATCTCGGGCAAGGGTGCGCTGCCGCAGCTCTTGGAGCAAGGCATCGCCTTGGGCGAGCACTTCATCTTCAACGTCAGCTCGATGGACGAGGCCATCACCGGCCAGCAGACCATCCAGAACAAGAAGGCGTTGCAATTCGACAGGAGGTAATCCGTGGACACCCTCGTAGAGCTTGAGGGAGTCAACGGCGAATGGTTCACCCTCGCGGGCCCCGGTGAAGGGGACCGTGGGGTGTACCTGGGTACCGACGTGAAGGGTCTGTATGACCCTCCCGTCAAGGTGGTCTACGAGGAGCCGGGGAACTACCCCGGCGCCCGTTACCTGAACCACCGGATTCTTCGCCGTGACATCACATTCGGTGTCGAGATTCTCAACGACGCCAAGATAGGACCTAACTCCTGGCTGAGCCGGGAGTCGGAGTGGCGCAAGGCGTGGGCGTTCGACCGCGACTGCAAGCTCTACATCACCACACCGGATTCCGGCACCCGCTACCTCAAGGTGCGACTCGGTGAGTCGCCCGAGGTGTCGTGGTTCACCGACCCGCGTGGCAACAGGATCAACCGCACCGTCATGGTCGTCATCGCAGGCGACCCGTTCTGGTACCAGGACGATGTCGTGTACTCGGCTGTGACGCAGACGGATACGACGTTCGACCCGAATCCGCTTCCGTGGCCGTGGCCGCAGGAGGCGCTGCCGACTGAGACGCTGACCATCACGGTCGACCCGTCAGACGGCAAGGGCGGGCTGAACCCGACAGACCAGTACGCCTGGGGCAAGTGGATTCTCCCCGGCTCGACGCAGGCTCCTGCGGAGCCGTACATCCCCGGTGTGCCGTGGCTGGGGGCTCCGAAGAGCCCCGCCGTCATCTGGACGGTCCCGGACTACTCGTTCGAGGACGAGACGCTGCGTAACCGCCGCGTCCGGATGCCCGGTCTGATCGGCGGTCTCCGGACTGCTGAGGTCCAGATCGTCAGCATCGTCGGTAGCCCGACGAGCGGCACGTTCCAGCTCAAGCGTGGGTCGTCCTTGACATCGTCCATTGCGAGGAACGCGAACGCGATCACCGTGAGGCAGCGACTAGAGGCGATCCTCGGGGCCGGCAATGTCCGGGTCGACGGTGGTCCGACTCTGCTGAGCCCTCGGGCTCCGTGGAGGGTGTCGTTCATCGGTGCCCTGGCAGGCCAGCCGCAGCCTCTGCTTGAGGCCGTGAGCGGCTTGAACAACGACGCATGGGTTCAGGTCACCCGGTCGACGGAAGGCGCTACAGCGCCCGCTGAGAACGCTCTGATCGACACGGACCCAAGGGAAGAGCAAGTCATCTCGGAGAACGGCTCGCAGTTGTGGGCCCGGATGAACGGCGTCCGATTCCGGCACCCGATCCCGCCGTGGACTAAGTCCGCGACGTTCGAGCTGACGGTCTCCGGAGCGGTTCCCGGCCAGATGGCCGTACTCCGCATCCCACGAGCGTGGACGAGGCCCTGGGGGTTGGAATGAGCTTGGCGAGCACCATCACGTCGCTGGAAGACGCTGAGCGCCTCTGGAATACCGCGATGGCCCGCAGGGCCCTCCGGGAGCAGGAGCGCCTCAAGCCGGTCCTGACGCGGCTCTGGGACGGCGACATGACCCTTCGCGGGGTCGTCGCCGGTGAGCGTGGTGGTGACTTCGAGTTCATCGAGAACGACACCGGCACAGCGTCATTGCAGCTCTCGCTCGACCACCACATGGCGAAGTGGGTCATGAACTTCCGTGGCCGCGCCAAGCGGAACGTCATCGTGACGTTCGACAAGCAGGGCGCCAGGTGGTCGGGCTTCATGGACCACTACCGCGTGGTTCGTGAGGAGAACGGGGATGTCTACCTCGACATCGTGTTCAAGCACGACTACGAGCAGGCTAAGCACATCCTTTGCTGGTGTAACCCGTTCCTGAGGCCAGAACTGCAGTTCCCGAAGCTGTGGATCGTGTTCGGACCGGCGAAGTGGTGTTTGCTGCTGACCCTGTTCGTCAACATCCTCCGGCTCGAAACGAGCCTGTGGACGCTCCCGGACAACCCGCTCGATCCGAGCGAGTGGATGCCGCTGAGCTTCAACATCAGCAACTGGAGGAACATCGTCAAGCCGTTCCCGCTCATCGGGGACAACTCCAACCTGACGATTGTCTTCTCCCGCTTCCAGTCGTTCCACGACGTGGCGAAGAAGGCGCTGGCTGACGCTCAGCTCACGGTCGTGTGTCGTCGCTACCTCAAGGGCGAAGACCCGCACCCGTTCGAGGACCTGCGTGGCGAGCTCAACATCGGTCCTCTTGAGGACCTGTTGTCGCTCATCCCGATCCGGCACGGCTGCCTGGTCTGGGACATCGTGGACAACTCGGGCTGGGGCAGCGAGACCGCCTTCGGCGGCTCGTTCCTGACGGGCTTCATCCGGGCGGTGGTCAACATCGCCTCGGACGGCATGACCGAGGGTGTGGACATCTTCACGGGGGACCCGACGTTCCCCGGCGAGTACTACACCCCGTGGTTCCTGGGCACGTCGCCGCAGGCTCCTTGGATCGTGTTCGAGGAAGGCCCGTACACCGGCATCAAGAGCTCGGAGTTCAAGTACTTCGAGGCGACCGACACCAGCTTCGTGGCTGGTGGCGAGTCAATGCCTGGCGTGAACGAGGGCATCAGTGCTGCGGTGAACATGGGTGGCGACTTCTTGACATCGCTCATCAACTCGGCTCTGGCCTCGTTGGGCGCTGTCGGTGGTGCCATCGACCTCCCGCCGCTGGGCGGCATGATGGACGCCGTAGCGAAGCCGTTGTACGAGAACGTCTTCCTCGCCTTCCAGGAGTACCCGACGCTTCGTGCGGTCGGCACTCCCCTGCCGATCCCGCTGCTGGAGAGCAGCACCACGGGTCTGGGCGACTTCCACCTCTACGAGGGATGGGTCGACCAGGCCACCAAGGCGTTCACCCTGTCGGCGTTTCTAGCCACCAGGGCGAAGATTTTCGCAACCCGTGCTCACACGGCACACACCATCCGGGTGTCCGACGCGGCTCCGTACTACGTCGGTGAGAAGGGCTACGGCCACTTCTGGCTCGGGTCACGAGTCGGGACAACCGTTCTCGGCTTCCCGATCCCGGACACCGTGTTCGTGGAGCGGGTCTCGAAGATCGGCTACGCCTGGGGCAAGGACGGCCCGAAGGGCTGGGAGCTGGAGATCGGCTACCGCGACCCACAGGACCCGGTCCTGAAGCTGTTCGAGCTGATCCAGTACTTCAACGGTGCGATGGGTCAACTCGGGATTCTGTAACCAAAACGAAAGGCACGCCACATGATTCCCCCGCAGGAAGAAGTCGACTGGACCAAGCCCGAGCACCACTTCGCGTGGGCTCTGAGGAACATGCCCACCTTCGCCGGCACTGGCGCGGTGACGCATCCGGGCTTCTTGACAACGTGGTCAAAGCACCTGTGGGAGTGTGGCTTCGCTCATCGAGACTACTTGGAGCGGCTTGCTGATGAGGACGGAAACATCCATGTCAGCAAGCTGCCCAAGCAGCTCATCCGGTGGCAGGCCCCCTTCCGGGGCCCTCGGAGTAACTACAACAACGCGGCGCGTTGGGTGTCGAAGGACACGCCTGCTCCGGAGCCGGTGAGGCTTCCGGACGTGTCGAAGCTGACGCAACAGGAGCAGGAGTTCATGCTCGGCCAGTTCCGTGAGCTCGGCCTGATCCAGGACTACATCCCGCAGCGCGATGTCGCCCAAGAGCTGAATGACTAGGACCCTCAATGACATACCGCTACCTACCGAGCTTTGGGATCAGGCTGTTGCAGCTCGTGATCCTCGCTGAGAGCTTCGCTCGCGGGCTCTCGATGATCCTGTCGCAGGACGCCGTCCTGTCGATCACAGACATCACCAACAGTGCGCCGATGCCGGTCTGGGGAGCTCTCTTCATCGCCTTCGCGGTGCTGGGGTTCTTCGGTGAGGCACTGATGTCGGGCACGAGCCCGACGTTCGGGAACGGATCGAACCCGAGGGCATGGCCGTCGTTCGTGGCCCATGCCGGGTTGATGATCCTCTACATGACGCTCACCGTGGCCTACACGCACGCGGTCGCCAGAGGCGAGCTCCACTTGGCGTCGGCCCCGGCCGCTATGGCTGTCTTCGCCTTCATTCATTGGCTGTTCGCACGGAGGCGCAAGCACCATGCCAGTTGAGCTGTTCCAGCACCTGCCGCAGCAGTGGGTGGGGTTGTTCGCCGTCCTCGCTTTCGGCACGTACATCCTGGCGCAGCTCGCAGAGAAGTTCCAAGGCGTAGCCAAGCTCCTCCCGTTCGGCCGCTGGTGGCACAAGCGCCAGCAGAAGAAGATCGGTCGCAGGGCTTGGGTCGCAGAAGACAATGAAGTGATTCAGGCTCTGCAGGAGCAGGTTTCGTCCATCGCGGGCGAGCTGGCAGACGTTCGAGAGACGCTGCGCTCGCTCACCGCATTCACGGTGTACGACGCCCGGTGGCATCACCGGGTCGAGGTCACCAACGCCCGGTCGGAGACCTGCCTGCTGCCTGAGCATCTGGACTACTTCGCGTTCGACCGGCTGTGGAGGAACGACCCCGTAGCCGCAGCGAAGCTGCCTGCATGAAAGGAGGCAAGCCGTGACCACCCCGCATCAGCCGCCACCTGGCGGTGAGCTTGCCAAGTGGCTGGGCTCGGGTGCATTCGTAGTCGGCGGTGGAGACGCAAACTGGGGACAGGAGTACGACGAGGCGACCGTCCGGTCGCTGTTCGAGGTCCCTGTCTTCAACATGCTCAACGCCGTCGAGGTGCTCGAAGAGATGCTGCTGAAGCTACCCGTCGACGCACTGAAGATGTTCGCGCCGTTGATTCCCGGCGCCGTCGCTGACGACTTCATCGACGTGGCAACAGGCGTCGGCAAGATCATCGACGCGCTGACAGACGCCCCGGCCGCGCTCATGCGCGGGGAGTGGATGCAGTGGCTCGGCAGCACGTTCAACACGCTGTCGACCGAGGTCCGTCAGATTCTGGAGATTCTGGCTGGCTTCATCGTCACGCCGGTCAACTCGGCGGTCCAGGCCGTCAAGGACTGGTGGAACGCCATCATGGGCAAGACCTCGAAGCTGAGCACCGAGGGCAAGCTCCAGGCCGACCAGTTGACTGGCACTGTGCCGACGACTCAGGTCGGCGGCTTCGGTGGGACCACCAACCTTGCAGAGGGTCTGGGCACACTGGTCGACAACACGGTGAAGGCCGCAGGGAACATCTTGGGCTCGGGCTTCGGGCTCCAGGACCTGTTCGACTCCCTCCGGGGGATGCAGTCCAACATCGCGGACGCCAACGCCGCGCTCGCGCAGCTACAGGCCGACTGGGCTGGCAGCGCCAACTCGGGCCGGAAGTTCTTCGTCAACTTCGGTGACTACGACAACGCCAACTCGGTCCCCTCGGTCCTCACTGAGATCGTCGGCACCGGACCCGGTTCCGTCGCGACGGTAGACGGCCAGCTTCAGTGGCTCGACTCGGGCAGTGCGTTCGCACAGCGGATGTACCTGTACAACGTCGAGGAGCTCCTGAGCGACTACTTCGAGGTCCAGTTCGTGATGCCACGGCGGTCGGAGGACGAGTTCTTCGGCTTCGCCAACCCGCCGTACAACTACGCCATCGGCCGGTCGAACACCTCGGGCTCCCGCTTCTGCTTCGCCAGGGTGGGCTACCAACGCGCCCGGATGGGCTGCGTGGTCGACGGCACGACAACGCTGTTCGGCGCTGCGGACATCTCCTACCAAGCGCCCGCCGGCGCTCGGATCAAGTTCCGTGGCGGCACATCTGGTGGTGTCCGCGTGTTCCAGCTTCTGGTCAACAACCAGATCATCGGCACGGTAACCGACACCGGCAACGTCAGCTTCGTCGGTGACGGCTACCGCAGGGTCGGTCTGGGCTTCGAGGCGCAGCCTCGTGGCGGCGGGCAGGGCACTCCGGGAACGATCTCGGCGCTGTCGGCCAACGACAACGCCCCGCAGGCGGCTGTCGGCACAGTGTTCCGGGCGTACCGGGCAGCGACGGCCTCGATAAACAAGACATCGGGGTCGAACGTGCTCCCGGCGAACTGCATCGACACCGTCGACCAGATCAGCGGTGACCTGACGTGGACGCCAGCGACTCAGAGGCTCACCTACAACGGCGAGCGGCCGAAGACGTTCCTCGTCGGCATGAGGGTGAAGTCCGGTGCGATCATCCCGGAGGCCGGGACGTGGTGCCAGCTCCTCTACAAGAACGGCAGCCTCTACGCGAGGCTTGAGGGCTACCAGGGCCACCAAGACACATCCACCAACAACGACAACGAGAACCGCCTGACGTTCGTCGGCGGCGGCACGCCGCTGGTTCAGATGAACCCCGGCGACTACATCAGCTTCGGCTTCGAGAACACGTCAACGATTGGCATCATCGGCTCCGGTGATGGCTCGCAGACGTGGGTCAACGCAGTCGGCATCGGATAACGAAAGAGCCCCCTTACCAGGACCCCTCGGCCTGGTAGGGGGGCTTTTTTGCGTTCTAGCGGTAGCGGTTCGCCATCAGTCCCCACACGGCGGTCCACATGCCACACCACCCGGCTGCCAACAGCCAGAGCATCGTCGGCGCGGCGACGAGTGCGAACACGAAGAACGCAGTCGGTATCGCTGAGAGGATCGCGAGGACGAGGAACAGAGGGTTGGGCGCCGCCCTCCGCTGCGGCGGCACGAACGGCACGGGCGGTGGGACGTTCACATTCATCATCAGGTCTCCTATCCCTGTGAACATGCTGGAAGCCAGGAGCCTGGCATAGAAGCGGTCAGGACGCCAGGCGCTTCTCGATGTCGTGTGGCTCGATCCAGTTCGCGACGATGACACCGGGATGCACTCTCGGCACCCGGTCCTTCATCTGGACCTTCAGCGTCACACCGGCTTTCAGCAGAATCTGCCGACGCTCCTCGACCGTCGCGCCCTCCCACGCTTCGCGGTACGTCTCCCCCGTCTCTCGGGTCTCCCAGCGGGGCTCGGAGCTCGGGAGCTCTTCGAGGTGAGCCAGCCGCTCGTGGGCGGCTGCCAGTTGAGCCAGGAGACGCTTTCTCGCACCCTCCTGGGTGATCGTGCCCAGGAGCGATGTCAAGTCCTCCACGGCTCGCTCAGCCGTCTCCAGCTCGTGCTGGTGGCCTTCGCCTGGGATGAACACCCGCTCGACGCGGGGCTGGTCACCCATCTTCGACAGGAACAGCTCTTCGACGGTGGCCTCCAGAAGGTCGGCCTGGATGATGTTGTACGGCTCCCCGCCGTTGGCCTTCGTGTTGCCGTAGCGGCCGTGCTTGCAGATGTACTGCCGCAACATGGCCGTGCCCTTCGCGTTCTTGGTCTGCCGGTAGTACAGCGGCCCCTCGCAGACATCGCAGACGGCGACACCGAGTAGCGGTGAGGCTCCGGTTCGGCGCCGGGTCCGGTTGATCCCACGACTCTCCAGCGCGTCCTGCAGTTGCTTGTACGTGTCTCGGTCGACCAAGGCAGGGCCCTTCTGGACAGGGAGGCCGGCGTCGTCGTAGACGGTCTCACCGTTGTGGGTCATGTGGCCGAGCAGGGTCTTCGACTTGAGCTGCGACCGCAGCCACGACGTGCTCCACTTCGTCCCCCGGATCGGCTTGCCGTTCCGCTTCCGGTGGTAGTCGGACGGAGCCAGCTCCCCGCGCTCGTTCAGCTCGACCACGATGGACTCCGTCGACTGACCGGCGATGGTCTTCTCGATGATCTCCCGCAGCACGCCCGCCGCGTGCGGGTCGATGTCCAGCTCCCACCCCGCGCCGTCGCGGGGCTTCGGCACGTACCCGTAGTACGTCGGGCCCCCGGCCCACCTTCCCAGCTCCCTGAGCTTCTTATGCGAGGCGGTCGTCCGCTCCCGGATGGCCTCCAGCTCACCCTCTGCGACCCCCGCGATGACGTTGGCGATCATCCGACCGACCCACGTCCCGAGGTCCAGATTCTCCGACACGCAGACGAGCGTCTTGTCGTTGTCGATCATCCAACCGAACAGCTTGTTCATCGGGATCGCCCGCCGCGACAGGCGGTCGAGCTTCCAGGCACACAGGATGTCCCATTCGTGTTTCCGATGGTCAGACAGCCAGGGGCCCAGTGCTGGCGCGTCGAACGGATCGACCGATCCGGACACGTCCTGATCCACGGCCCAGCCGACGATCTCGTGGTCGTTCACCGACGCCCACTGCTCCACGATCTCGCGCTGCCGCTCGATGCTGGTAGATTCCTCAGTGGCTCGTGAAATTCGCAATCTTCCAAGAACTCGCATGTCAGACACAGTAGCAAGGAGAGAAGAATGTTGAAACTCGGGCTCCCGACTTTCGGGATTCTTCACTAGGTCAGAAGAGCCCCTGGCCTGCGCGAACAGACCAGGGGCGATACACGAGATAGGAGCTCGTGCAATGTCGATTCTATCCCCCGTGCGTGTCGCGACGGCCGGAACCGTGGCGGTCGGAGCCCTGGCGTTCTCGCTGTCGTTCACCGCGCTCACCGAGCTCGCGGCCGACAACGGCGTGGCTCAGGCGTGGATGGTCCCGCTGGTGGTCGACGGAGGCGTTGTCGTCGCCACGACGGCGACGGTCGCACTGCGGTCTCACCGCTGGTATCCGTGGACGCTGTTGGTTCTGGGGTCGTTGGTCTCGGTGGCAGGGAACGTGGCCCACGCGGGCCCTCAGGGCACCGTGGCGATGGTCATCGCGGCCATTCCCCCGCTGTGGCTGCTGGCCTCGACGCACCTGACCGTCCTCCTATACCGGCAGGGTCGAGAAAGTCGCTCAGAAGCGATTTCAGCGCCTCTTCTGACCAGGGCTTTTGCAGAAAACGCTGCTTGACTGCGCCCGACCGGTGAAACGACAAAAAAGCCCCCAGGCAGCCCAGTCTCAGGGCTGCCCAGGGGCGATTTGTTACTCGATGGTTTTGCCGACCTCATCCCGGAGGTTGATGAAGCCAGACCGCCAGGGCTCGTCGGGGATCATCTCGGGCTCCATGCGGACGGTGTACTCGTTCCGCTCCCAGCGGTCCTTCTCGTCCACGACGATCTTCGGCAGCCGGGAGCACGGATCGCACCAGCCGTGGTACGGGTCAGTCGGGCCCGCACACACGCACCCTTCGGGCTTCTGCCACTCGAACGGGTAGACGACCCGCTCGATGCCGGCGGCGTCAATCAGCTTCGAGCAGTCCCCGCAGGGGGCTCGGGTGATGTAGAGAGCAGCTCCGCGAAGGTCCTCTCTATCGCAGTAGAGAAGAGCATTTGCTTCTGCGTGTACAGCGACACAAGCGGTTGCTCCACTGCTGTAACTATCGACGCCGGGGACGGCGTTCGACACTCTTCGAGGGCACGTAGCGCAGCCGGGTCGACCCGCAGGAGCTCCGTTATAGCCTGTCGCACGGATGCGTCGATCCTTGACAACAACGGCCCCCACTTTGCTTCGCTCACAGTCGCTCCTCTCCGACACCGCTCTCGCGATCCCGAGGAAGTACTCGTCCCATGTCGGTCTCATCGCGGCCTCCGGGGTACCCAGGGCCCCGTGAGGGGCTCCAGGTTCCCGTCCTTGTATCGAACGAACACCCCGCCAGTGCCATTGGCCCGTCCCCCGTAGCGGAAGACGACCGGGGTGGTACTGGATCGCGGGGTATCGAATCGGTGCTTAGCCATACGCGGCGTCCAACACGAGAGGAACGCCGAATCCGACGATGAGCCACGCCAGCAGATACAGCAGCACGACTACCCCCTTCATGCCGCTGTCCAGTAGATGACTGTGCGGTTGGTGGGTTCGTACTTGGCGCGGTGGGACTCGACCACCAGGCCCCGCTCACGGAGCCGGAAGACGGTCGGTGTCACCGAGTTGATCGGCAGGCCAAGGAGACCCGCCAGTTCGAGGTTGCACAGCGGCCTGCCGCGCTGTAGCCACGCCAGGGCCTCGACCTCCCGCTTGGGGAGGAGAGGCTTGATCTGGTGGTAGGACTCGATGCTGGTTGCCTGAACGGTCACTTGCCCAGTTCCTTTCGCAGTTCGGCGTTTTCGAGTTCGAGCTCCGCGATCCGGCACTCGCGGGAGTCCCGGTCGTAGTCGGCGTTGTCGGCTTCGTCCAGGGCCATGTGGAGCTTCCGGACGAGGTCTGCCAGGCAGCCGTGGACACCGGCGATGAAGTCAGCGTCTTCTTCTCGCTCGAATGAAGCGATGAACTTACGCTCGTCCTTCTCGTTGACAGCGAGCACTGAGTAGGTGCCGGGGCCCCCGGCGTAGTGCGCGGTGTCCTCCTCGACCATCCAGTAACTGTCCTGTGAGCCAGTCGTTTTCGACCACTGCTGGTACAGCAGGTCGAAGAAGTCACGATCCTCCACGAAGGATTCCCTTCTCTTCGAGCTCGGTGATGGCTGCCTCCACGACGCTCTCGATGAGCGTCCGAATCGCCCAGTTCCGTTCGACCTGGCTCATGTTCTCCACGCCGAGCGCGAGCTTCTGGACGGTCAGTCGGTGGTTCTCCCCGAACTCGGGGATGGACGACTGATCCGGCAGGGTGATGTACAGCTCGACCGTCGTTGACGGCGGTCGCAGCGGTGCGATGGCGGGGGAGTCTCCCTCTCCCCCGTGCATCCACTTCATCGGTTGAGCTCCTTCATGATTGGTAGTTCTCTGACTTGCTCGAACAGGTCGGGGAACTGTCGGGACATCTCCATGAGCTGCTCGTGCGTGACGCGGGTGGTGATCCGCAGCAGCACCGAGTTGGTGATGAACGACCGAGAGTCGTCCGAACTGATCTGGACGTATCCCCCCGGCCACCAGGGGTAGTCGTTGTAGTTCGCCATCAGCTCGGCCTCACATACGGCATGAGGTCCGCGACGAACCGGAGGAACGTCAGGTCCTTCGGAGCGCCCGCAGGCTTCATCGCGTCGGGGATGAGGTAGACCTCCAGGGCCCCCTCGCCGCTGAGCGGATTCGGCATGATCGTGCCGAGCTTGTTCAGCTCGTAGATGGCCTTGCCCATCAGCTCTTCGGTCAGCCCGTTCGGGGCTGGCAGTGCGACTGCCGCCTTCACGGAAGCACCCCCTCGGCCTTGAGTGCTTCCTTCATCGCCGCGACGGCGGCGTCGAATGCCAGGTTGACGTACTCGTCGTCGCCCAGCCACAGGCGGTCGATGACCGCCTCGGCCGTGGCCTCCCGCCGACCGTTGGTCACGGTCAGCACCAGCTTGATTCCATCCATGTGTCCTCCTTGTGCGATGTCTAGTACTCGGCCCCGTAAAGGGAGCCCCACGAGCGACCGCCGACCTCCGGGTCGGTGCCGATGAGCACCGGGCCCATCTGTTCGGCCATGAGCTCCCCGATGCGGGCAGCTCCCCACTCCGCTTGCTCTGCCGGAACCGACGCCAGAATCTCGTCGTGGATCGGCAGCCGCAGGTACGGCGTGAACCCCGCGTCGTGCAGCCTCAGCAGCGCCCGACACGTCACGTCGCGAGACGACGACTGGATCAGGTAGTTAAGTGCTGAGTAGGCACGCTGCGGGTCGACCGGCAGTCGCCGGCCTCCCAGCCCGTCGATGAACGGCGTGGTGATGTAGCCGTTCCGGATCGCCTCACGCTGCAGCCGCTGGCTGAGCTTCTGGACCTCCGGGTACGCCTTGTCGAAGCCCGCGACGACCTGTTGGGCCATCCCCATGTCGAGGCCGGTCTGCTCGGCCACCGTCTTGGCGCCGCCGCCGTACACCCGACCGAAGTTCACCACCTTGGCGTACTTGCGCTCCGGTGAGTCCTTCGTGATGTCCCTATCCGGCCATGCCGCCCTGGCGGTCATGAGGTGCAGGTCCTCGTCGTTGAGGAACGCCTCGATCATCGTGCGGTCCTTGGACAGGGCAGCCAACACACGCAGCTCCTGGGCTTGATAGTCCACAGACGCGATGCGATGGCCCTCGTCCGCGAGGAAGCATCGACGGATGGTCGAGTCCCCGGCCGGGAGAGTCTGCGCCGGAATCCCGGTGATCGACATCCTTGCTGTACGAGCCCGCAGGGGGTTGATAGCCGCATGGCACCGGTTGGCTGAGTCCCTCTGCTTGAGGAACCCGTCGACCCATGTTTTCCTCCACTTCCCGGCCTTCTTGGCCTCGATGACGGCCGTCGCGAACTCCCCGGCTTGCGGATGCTCGACCAGCTCGGAGAGCACCGCGTCGTCCACCTTCCGCTTCCCGGATGGTGTGCGGCCCTTGATCCGGACGCCCATGCCCTCCAGCACGTCGGCCACCTGATCGGTCGAGTTGACCTTCTCGCACCCGTAGTTCAGTGCGATCTCGTTGTAGTGGCTCTCCTTGACTTGGAGGTCCAGCGACAACTCCTCGGTGTACTCGACATCGAGGAGGAACCCGGTCCGCTCCATGTAGGAGCAGATTTCAGCGAGCCGGTGCTCGTTCTGCACCAGCTCGTCGGAGACCTTCACCAGCGGTGCGAGCTTCTGGATCAGCCGCGCCGCGAGGATCGGGTCCATGCCCGAGTAGAGCTGGTAGTGCTCGTCCTCGAAGGGGACCTTCTTCCAGACGTTGGCCTTGGTCGTCTTGTTCGCCTTGGCCAGGTCGGCCATCAGCGTCTTGACGTTGTCGGCCACCGCCGTGTCGATGTAGCGCCGTGTCAGGTCCTCCAGAGAGTGACCGGAGCCGCCTTCGTCGCGGCCCCTGGGATCGACCAGATGGGCCAGAATGCGGGTGTCCTTGACCTTGGGCCACATGGACTCCATCGGGACGCCCAGCGTCCGCTCGAAGACCTGGAGGTCATACGCTGCGTTGTGCAGCACGAAGCCGTTGACGGCCTCTAGGGCCTCACGAACCGCGTGCTCGAACCGTGGCCCGAGCTCGACCGGAACCACCCAGGCTTCGCCCGGAGTACCGAACTGGACTAGGCGACAACGGAACTTGTCGTCGTAGATGTCCAGCCCGGTGGTCTCCGAGTCGAGGCCGAGGAAGCCCAGATGAGCCCGGATGAAGTCGCTGAAGCCGTCGAGGTCATCCTCGTTCTCGACCACGTTGATGACGACGGTGTCGCCCGCAACCTCGTGCCGGTGCTCGATCATGGTGCTCCTATCGGTGGTACTGCCCCCGGACGATCCGGGAGATGGTGGATGGGTTCACGTCGAAGGACCTCGCTACGTCGCGGCGCGAGACGCCAGCTCGCACAAGGTCCTTGATGAACGCGACCTCGGTCTTGTCGAGCTTCGGTCGGTTCGGCCGGTTGGGGCCCTTGGTCTCCAACTTCGCTCGCAGCTCGCGGTTCTCCTCAGCGAGCCGGTCGACCACTGCCTTGAGATGCTCGCGCTGTTGGTACAGCGTGGTATTCGAGCTGGCGAGAGCGTCAATGCCCTCATTCGCCTCTCGCAGAGCGATTTTCAGGTGCTTCTTTCGCATCAGTTGTCCTCCAGCGGTGATACCGCGTAGTACATGAGGTTCGGGCGGTAGAAGCTCAGGTAGGCTCCGCTGTCGCCCGAGACGACGAGGGTGTTCTCGATGGGGTCGGTGTTGACCTCACCGACGGTTCGGATGATCGTCCCGTCTCTCAACAGGACAGTGACTTCCTTCTTCATTTCGCCTCTCAGTAGCTGTAGGGCTCGTTGGGGATGTCCTGGTAGGTGTTGGGAGCGATCTCCCGGAGCTGCGCGAGCAGTTCCCCTGCCAGGGCTCGGATTTCGCGGTCCGCTGCCTCATGCCAGCGGGCCTTGATGACGTACCGCCATGCCCGGTGATTTCCGGTGACGACCATCGGTGAGTTGGTCATGTTCGGCAGCACCGCTCGCGCTGCCTCACGCGCCTTCTTGCGTGGCAGACCAGCCGTCTCCAGCACGGCGAGGAGCCGCTTGTAGTAGCCCTCGGCGGCGTCCCACGCTTCGGCCAGGAAGTGGGTGGCGTCCTGGTATTGGGCCTCGGGGAGGTCCATCACAACGGGAGGCGTGTGACCGCCCAACGGCGTCGGGTCGACATACCGTTGCGAGACAACGGAGAACGACAGGTGCCGGTGGCGCTCCAGCTCGGTCAGGACCGACCGACTGGCCTCGATGTAGAACGTGGCCGAGGCGTGCTCCAGCACCGACTCGTGACCGACCTCCAGGATGTGAGCGAGGTAGTCCTCGTTCTCCCGAGTCGCCGGGTTCGGCCGGTCGAACGACCGGTAGCAGTTCCGGCCCGCGAACTCCGCGAGCTCGTCGGCGTCCCAGTCCCCGATCCCGCCAGCGGTCTCGTAGGGGCTCGGCGTGTAGCCCAGCTCCTGCAGGACGTAGGGGTCGACCTCGGTCGCTGCGATCAGCTTGACCTTCAAGTGGTTTCCTCTCTCAGGGGGTGGAGAGGGCCCCCGTAGGGGCCCCCTCCGTGTGCGATGTCAAGTCGGCTACAGCCAGACAGGCTTCTCGTCGGAGCCGCGAGGCGGCATCCAAGCGGACCAGGGCTTGCCGTTCTTGCCGGTGCCCGACTTGTAGGTCCAGTCCGGACCCGGAGCGGGCGGGGTGCCGGCAGGCGGTTCCTGAGCGCCACGAGGGGCGTTGGAGCGGCTACCGCCGCCGCCGTTGCCACCACCGGACTTGGCCGGGGCCATGCCCGAGAAGTGCTGACCCGCGTTCTGGACGCGCTCCATGAGCGCACCGAGCGTGGCACCCTGGTTGGTCACCTGATCGAGAGCATCGTCCAGGTCCTCGGCGTGGATGACGATCCACGGGGCCTCGAATCCGGAGCCGCCCTTGAAGGTCAGGACGACCTTGCCCTCACCCGATGCAGCAGCCTTGGCCGGTGCAGCCTTGGCAGCCGCCTTCTTGGCGGGAGCCTTCTTCGGGGCCTCAGGTGGCGGCGCGTCGAACGCCGACTCCTGCGGCTCGGGTGCAGCCTGAGCCTCGTCGTTGGCGGGTGCGGATGCGAATGGGTCCTGCAATGTAACTACCTTTCCTCTGTGGTGGGTTATCGAATCGGGCACGCCCCGGAGGCGCACTCTTCATCGACGGAGTCGGCAACGGCCACGGCGGTCGCTGCCTTGTATTGCTTCTTGGTGATTCGCTCGTAAGGTGCCTGCGGCATGGACGATTCGGGGAAGATGGTCGCTCCCTTGAGCAGACCCCCGAAGGTCCTGAGCTGTTCACCCACGACGTGCGGCTGGTACCTGTCGGGGTCGACGTTGGCGGTGAAGCTCACCGCGTTGTCGGCCCAGAGCATCTGGTACATCGCCTGGAACGCGAGGAGCTGGTTGAGCGTGAGGTCGTCTACCGACTCCACGATCTCCTCAGCATCACGTCCGTACCGGTCGACAACCTCTTGCACGAGAGTGTCTTTGGTGGGAATGGTGACCACCACGGTGTTCTGCGCGTACTGGCACGGCTCGAAGTCGTAGCCCTGGTCGATCAGCTCATCGAGCTGCTCGTCGCCCTTCGAGAACCGGATGCGCCGGTTGAAGTACTTGGCGAAGATCGGGTGGATACCCTCACTGACACCAGGCATCTTCGCGATGGTCCCTGTCGGGGCCACCGTCCTCGTCTTGACAGGCACCGGGATACGCAGCTCGTGGCTGAACTGCACCGCCGCCTGCTGGACCTCAGCAGCCAGCTCTCGGAGCATCTTCCGAAAGTGCTTGTCCAGAGGAGCCTTCGAGTACCGCTTGCCCGTCATCGCGAGATAGGACGCCACACCGAGATGCCCGACGCCGATGCGTCGGTTCCGGTCCAGGACCTCCCGCGACTTCGGATCACCGACCGGGCTGAACGTCGCCCGGATCAGGAACCGTGCCATCAGCCGATGCGACCGGACGAGGTCGATGGTGTCGACCTTCCCGTTGTCCTTGACGAACGCCGCCAGGTTGATGTGCCCGAGGTTGCAGGGCTCCCAGGCTTCGAGGGTGATCTCGCCGCACGGGTTCGTGCAGACGACCTCGTTGGGCTCCCCGACGTTGGACAGCGACGAGTCCCAGAAACCGGGCTCGCCGTTGGCGACCATGCCCTCGGTGATGCCCTTGAGCACCTCGTGGGCGTGCTTCTGGAGAGGCATGTCAGCGCGGTCGACGGCCTTGTGGCCGTAGCCGAGCTTCGCCAGCCGCCAGAACTCCTCGTCAACCTCGACGGAGATGTTCGTCGTCCAGTGCTTCCCGGTGTCCTGCTTGCACCGCATGAAGGACCTGACCTGCGGGTCCTTCCAGTGCATCATCGACATGCGGGCCGAGCGCCGAACACCGCCGGCCACCACACACTGGGCGATGGCGTGGTCGATCTCCATCGCGTCGAGTCCGGTGACAGGGCCACCCTCCGTGGCGAGCTCCGAGAGAATCTCGCACACGTCGATCAGCATCCGAGCCAACGGCTGCGGGCCCGACGCCCGACCGCCGAAGGTCTTCAGCTTGGCGCCGAACGGCCGCACCCGAGACACGTCGTAGACGCGCTGGAAGTGCGTGACCTCGTCGCGGTAGTGGGTCTCGATCAGGTCGACCAGGGCTGCCGCCCACCCTTCCCGCGAGTCCTCGATGACGAACGCACCGGCCCAGTCCGGGTCGTACTCCGTCGACAGGACCCCGGCCTCCTTCATCGCCTCGTAGTCCGGATGCTCCGGATCGCAGACGATGTGGACGTAGAGCTCCTGCTGCACGGGCCCGTAGTCGAGGAACCAGTTCGAGTAGTTCGCCCCGACTCCCCCGCCCTCCATGAGGCGCATGAACGTGAACTCGAAGTGATCCGAGGGCTTCTCGGTCCACCCACTCACCCAGCAGTTGAAAAGGTGCTGGGCGTTCTTCACGCCCGATGCCCACAGGTGACGACCTGCCGGGAGCATCTTGAACTCGGTGATGAGCCGGATCAGTTGCTCCCGCTCACCCTCAAGCTGGTACCGCTCGGGGACCAGCGCGAGGTTCCCGTCGACCACCCGCTCGACCGTCTCGGGCCAGGTCTCCTGACTGCCGTCAGGCTTGACCCGCGAGTAGGTCCGTTTGTAGACGATTTCGCCCGTAGGGCCCCAATTGACTTCTGTTGTCACTCTCCACCTTTCACCAGTCGCAGGTAGCCGGGGGTGTACTCGCCGCCGCAGTACAACTCGCGATCCTCTGCAGGCCAGTTGTCGATCAACATGGGCTTCTCGTCGGGGAAGAGCTCGGGGAAGACCTGGGCGCGGTACATCGCCATTCGGTCGTCGCCGTTGAACATCCCGTCGAAGATGTCGAGTCGTACTTCGGACGAGTCGCCGGTCGACTGGGTGATCCAGTCATCGAACACGTTCGCCAGCTCCGTCCGGTATGTCGTAGTGCCTGTCACGTTTCCGTCCTTGTCTTCTAGTTCGAGCTCCTCATCCCCCTTCTCGATGAGTGCGATTGCGGCGTCGGCAGTCGGATCACTGCGTCCCCCAGAGGATTTGCGCGTCTCGGCCTGGACCGCTGCGCTGCTGACATCACCGGCTGTGATGACGATGATGTTGACGTGCTCCGTGATCGCCTTGTGGGCGTTCTTGAGTGCGTCCTGGGACGGGCCATCCTGTGGGATGACCCCGTCGTCGTAGCGACTGCGAAGCGCCTCCGCGTAGACGGCGTGTTGCTTCTCCAGAGCAGCCATAGCGGTGGGCATGATGTCCTTCAGGTACCGGTTGTTCGACCGGTCCTTCAGCACGTCCTTGACGGCCTCCGACGAGTAGAGGTTCCGGCCGTTGAACTTGTTCCCGGCCAGCACTTGCTCGGTGAGGATTTGGATCGCAGCTCGGCGCACCGTGACGATTGCCTCGGGCTTCGAGAGCTCCTCCAACTTCCGTTGTGTCGCAGGACGTTCCAGGTACCACACCCAGAGGTCCTGGACGAGGTCGTCCAGGCCCCCTTCCCGGCCCCAGGTGACGAGAGCTGACTTAGCAGCAGCCTCGATCACCGAGGTCATGTGCGATGTCAAGTATCAGACCTCCCAAGTGTGCCCGTCGACCGTGAAGCGGCCGTTGGTGATTGGGATGATCTCAGGCTTGACGTGGCGACCCTCGATGGTGAGCAGCCCGAACCCGGACTGCCAATTGCCGGTGCCGCCTTTGAGGTAGTCGGCCTGGCGCATGTCCATCAGGTTGCCGACCTCGACCCCGGTGACGATCTTCTTGGAGATGCCGCCGTAGCCGGTGGTGTGCGACAGGATGCCCTGACGGTGGGTGTGGCCCATGATCACCGACGTGTCGAACTTCCGTGCCGCGTTGAGCGCCGTGTTACCAGCGATCCGCGACAGGCTGATCTGACCACGGTGGCCGTGGGTGGTGACCCAGCCCGGTGCGACCTTGTAGAACTCGGGCAGCAGGTCGATCCCGAACCCGTCGAAGTCGAGCAGCGTCTCCAGGTGGAAAGCCCTGCTCTCGGCCAAGGCCGGCGCGTACTTCGCGAGGTAGGTCCGTGGCCGCTCGTCGTGGTTGCCTTCGTGGACACCGACCGGACCGACGTAGATCGTCCGCAGTGGAGCGAGGAACCGGAGCTTGCACTTCTCGGCGTCGGTGAAGACCGACCCCTCGAACTCGCCTCGGGTGTCCTTGTTCCAGCGCGACGGCTGCGGGAAGTCCATCAGGTCTCCGATGTGGATCACCTGATCCGGCTGATAGTCCCCGATGAACCGCAGCACCGCACGGACCGCTCGGCGGTCCTCATACGGAATCTGGGTGTCGGAGACGATCACGATGCGCTTACTCAACTTCGGGTTCCTCTTCGTAGATGCGTTCGACGCATCCGGCGTAACCCGCGATGTCGGTAAACGAATCACGGTGGTAGCCGGTGCCTTTGACCCTGGCGATCTTCATGAGGATCATCAGGTTGGCTACGTCGATGTCGCTGATCGGGCGTTCGAGGTAACCGGAGAACAGGGCCGCGATGTCCGAGAAGTTCTCTCGGGGGTGGCCGTAGTTCTTGTTCCGCTCACCGTGGATGAGGCGCTGTGCCTCTTCCAGGATCGACTCACTCATCGTCGTCTCCTTCGTAGACGTAGTCGTGAATCTCGAGTAGGTCATCGAGACTCGGATCGGGTTGGGTCATGACATCCTTTCCAGCAGAGCGGATTTGCCCCTGCTGATGACCAGTGAATTGACATCCTCGCCAGGTGGCATCGGGATCACCCTGCTGTTCGGCAAGGTCTGTGCCACTCGGTTGGCGAACTCGGCGCCGGGTTCGTCTCCGTCCGCGAGGATGTAGACGGTCCGGTATCCGATGAACAGCTCCCGCATGTAGGGCTTCCACATGTTGGCCCCCGGCACGCCCACGGCCGGGAGGCCGCAGATTTGAGCTGTGATGGCGTCGATCTCACCTTCGGTGATCGCTACCTCGGGGACCTCACGCAGCAGCGCGAGAGTGTTGTACAGCCACGGTTGGTCCCCCGGCGCGGTCATGTACTTGCCATGTCCCCGGTGGTCGTGGTTCTCGATGCAGCGGTAGCGGATCGCGACGACGATCCAGCCGTGCTCCCGCGACCAGCGCAGGTACGGGATCGCCATGAAGCCCCGGAACATCTCATGACCAGGGAGTGGGTCTTCCACGTACCCGAGCATGAACCGGTCGACTTCGGCCCGAACGCTGTCGAACATCAGTCCCCTTGTCGCCAAATACTCTTCGGCTGGACTGCCGCTCAGACTTCGTCGGTATCGCTCGGTGGCTTCCCGGAGAAAGCTCTTCTGCGATTCGCTCAGCCTCTGCATAACTCACCTCCTCTTGCTTCTTGATCAGCGCCAGTACGTCGCCCTTCACCCCGCACGCCAGGCAGTTGAACGCCTGCCGCGTGAATGACACAGCGGCCGAGGGAATCTCCTCGGCGTGGAACGGACACAGGCACTTGATCCAGTCCTTGCCGTTGTCCTTCGGTGGCTCCCAATCCGGGTGGTACCGGTGGATCGCCTGAACGATCAGCGGCTCATTCATGCTCCCTCCGTCTGTGTCATGTCAAGGCTCAGGCACGACTCGGGCACCGATGACTTGGACGGCCGGTGGGTCGTCCAGATAGTCGATGATCCGTTGTGCTGCCTCCTGACTGTCTCTGAGATGCCCCAGGACGTTCCGGTTGCACGCGGTGCAGAGAAGACCCCGGACGATCCCCGTTGCGTGGTCGTGGTCGACGCTGAGCCGCTTGCGCTTGCCGTTGGCGCGGCGGCAGATGTAGCAGTAGCCGCCCTGGTGCTCGTAGATCGCCCAGTACTCGTCGGCGGTGATGCCGTAGACATCCATCCACCGCTGTTCCTGGGTGAGCGTTCGGCGTTGCAGCCTCTTGGCCCGGTGGTGCGTGACGCACCGTGGGCCCGGATGCGGAGCCTTGCGCTTGGTGACGATCCCCTCGGCCGTGCAGTCGATGCACGGCTTGCGCTTGTGGGCCCGGTCCTGACTGCGGACTGTTGGCTTACGCCTCGTGGTCGTCATCGAGACCCTCCAGGCAGCAGTAGACCCACGCACCGAGGCCCCAGACGGCCACCAGCAGAGCGACCGTCATGCGATCACGTCCCACATCGCGGTCTGGATGACCTTGGCGGCGAACTCCGGGTCGACCAGCATCCACGAGTGGAAGCCCTCGACGGTGTAGAGCTTCCCGCCCGCCAGCGCGGCGGCGCTGACGCCAGCCGCATAGGGCACGATCTGATCGCACTCGGCGTGGATCACGGCGGTCGGTACCGAGTTGGCCCGCATCTTCTCCAGCAGCGGAACCGTGTCGGCCTTCGTCAGCGCGTAGGCCGCACGAACGAACCGCAGACCAGACACCGACTCCTGCAGAGTCGAAAGCAGGCTCAGACGCTCTCTGTGGCTCCGAGACCGCATGGCGCGGTAACCGTCCCCGAGGATGTCCACGAGCCCGCCCACGGCGAAGCGAGCCGCCCGCGTGGGCAGGTTCCGGCCAGGCGCGATAGCGATGCCCTCGTGGTGCTCTTTACCGGCTGCCGCGTCGATCAGGATCGCGGCGTGGACCCGGTCTGGGTAGAGGGCTGCGAACTCGACCGCTATGGCACCGCCCATCGAGTGACCGGCGATGACCGCCTTCTCGATTTTGAGCGATGTCAAGGCTCGGGCAAGCACGTTCGCCATGTCCTCGACGGTGTGGCCCCACGGCAGCGAGCCGCTGTTGCCGTGATTCACGGCGTCCGGTGCGATGACGTAGAACCCGAGGTATGACAGCTCCTCGAAGAGCTCCTCATACGCGATGGCGCTGACGCTGAGCCCGTGCAGGAACACGAGCGGTACACCGCACGAGTGGCCCGCCGTGGTGACGGCCACACGGAACCCGTCGTTTAGGACGAGCGTCTGGTGCTTCAACTTCACTCCTTGATGTATCCGTGGTTGACGACCGGGATGCCGGCCTTCTCGGCCAGCTCCATGCAGCCGAAGGTCCCGATGGAGTCCTTCAGCGGGAACGCATGGCAGACATCGGCGCCGAGCCTGACCATCTGCGCGTTGCGTCGATGGCCTGCGGCTCTGCCGTAGGTGTCCCAGTCGGCCGGGTGGTCCTCGGGCTCGACCCGGTAGCCCATCTGCAACATGCCCCAGGCCCAGCGGTCTGCGATGTCGTCAGCGCCGCGAGCAGCGCCGTGGACGACGACGATCCCGTCCGGGTGCCGGTCGAGCTCGGCCTGCAGGGTGTTCCAGACAGCGTGGCGGTCCATCCAGTCCCGGCTGCCCGTGACCAGGACCCGCCTCACGGCGTCCAGCGCCTGGCGGCGAGGTCGACGTTGAAGTCCGAGACGTTCTGGGCCAGCGGGAAGCGGAGCCCCTCGCGGGTGACCTTCGTCTTGACGACGGACTCCTTGCCGTTCTCGTCCTTGACGAGGGACTTACGGTCCCAGGAGACCGGCTTCGTCGCAATCAGCGCGGACAGCGCCTGCTGGTGGACGATGTTCATCTTCGGGGTGGGCTTCGGCATAGTCGATTCCTTTCGTTTGTGCGATGTCAAGCCAGAGGGCAAAAAGACGAGCGAGGATCACTTCTGGAAGTACTCCGAGTTGTTCAGGAGCCAGTTCTCGGTGCGGTCGTCGTCGGCTGGCACGAAGTCGTGGTCGTACCAGCCACCGTCCGAGTAGAGGAACGAGCCGATGAACTTCGACTCGAACTTCCAGTCCCTCGTGATGATGTGGACCGCGTCCCAGACGCGGCCGAACGTGCGGCCGGTAGCGATCAGATCATCCACGAAGACCCACCGCTTACCGATGCGACCTTCGGCCTTCATCGACGTGTGAGCTCCGTCGTTGGGCTTCCGCACGACGAGGTAGTTCTTGTCGAGCAGACGCGCCAGCGTCGTGACCGCGATGGTCCCGGACAAGCCGGTACCGACCAAGGTGTCGTAGTCGACGTTGGCCAGGTACTGCTGTGCGAGCTCCAGCAGCCGGTCCGGACGGTGGACCACCCGCAGGTAGGTCTCGTCGGTGAGGTCCAGCACCTTCTTCTCGGCCGGTGGAGTCACCGTCGCATAGCGCACGGTGTCCCACGCGGCGGGGTCGAAGATGGTGTCAGCGATGGTCATTGGCGGGCCTTTCGTGGATGGTGGTCTGGGTTAGCGGATGTCGATGTCGGGGACGACGACTGAAGGCTTGAACACGACGCGGTAGTGGTCGACGGAGACGTTCGCGCCTTCGACCTGCTCCACGAAGTACGAGACGTTGTCGGACAGGCCCAGGAAGTGCTTCTTGTACTGGTCACCGGTCTTGCACGTCACGTCGAGCTTCTTGGCCCCGGTGTCCGGTTCGATGGAGCACCGACCCTCGATGACGAGCAGGTACTTATCGGTGATGCCGTTGAAGAACGTGATCCGGCGCTGTACCTCGAAGTTGTCAGCGGCCTTCGAGATGTTCCTCGACGCCACGTCGGCGTCGTCCGAACAACCCACGAGTCCGAGCGCGAGTGCTGCGCCAGCGACGGTGGTGATGATTGCTTTCTTCATGGTTCCTCTCACTTGCGATCTCTGATTTGCATGGTGTCTCCGATGAACTCCAGCTCAACGAAGTCGAGACCGGACGGGTCCATCCGGCCGGCTCGGTTCTTGACGGTGGAGACGCGCAGAGCTTCCGGCCCGAACTCCTCGGACACTCTGTGCAATGTCAAGACGAGCTCAGGCACGCGGGTGATCTGGCCTTTGACTCCGCTCAGCGGGATCGGCTTATCCGCGTCGTTGTAGGTGCCGGTGACGTGGTGCAGCCCGACGACGCAGGCCCCGGTGTTGCGGGCCATCGTGTGCAGGTAGTCCATCATCGACTCCAAGCCTGAGAACGGGTCGTCGTCTTCACCGCCGCCCGAGCGGACGTTGGTGATGTTGTCGACCACGACAAGGTCCGGGTAGTCCCCGTACCCTTGGCAGTACGCCTTCATCGAGTCTTCGATCTGGTCAAGACTCGGAGAAGCGTTGTAGTTGAACCGGATTGGGATGTCCTCGAACTCCGCTGCGACCTCTTCGAGGTCAGAGTTGCGGACCGCCCTGGCCGACTTCTCCATGCTCCACGCCGTCTGGATCGAGACCATCCGGGAGAGCTGGGTGAATGCGTCGGAGTCCGCGCTGAAGTAGAGCGTCGGAACCCGTGCCTTGAGGGCATACGTCAGCACGAACGCTGACTTGCCGGTACCGGGCCCCGCGCAGACCAGCGCGAGCTGGCCGCGCAGGAACCTCGTGCCTTTCATCTCCAGGGTCTCGAACACCGGGGGCAGTGGGTCGCCCGCCGAGCCCTTGACCCGGAGACTCTGCATTGGTGTGTACATGGTCTCCTATGCGTTGAGGAACATCACGATGCCGCCCCACAGTGCGAGGGCGATGATGATGCCGAACACGATCAGGTCGGGGTTCACAGGCCGAACTCCTCGTGGTACATCGGGATGAACTCGCTTGCGGGCCTTGGCAAGCCTGCCTCGCAGTCCTTGTCGAACAACCTGATCAGGTGCTCGATGTAGCCCTGGTGCAGCGGCGGTGCCTCGGCCAGGAGCTGTGTCAGCTTGCGGCGCTGCTTCGCGACGTTCATCTCCATCTGGACGTTCCTCACATCCATTCCTTTCCATTCCAGCGACGGCCGTCCGGGTATCGGATGACGACCTCGCGCTCGGGGTCCCGAGCCTTGTGCGACTTCGCGAACCGGGTTGCCGCGTCCACGTTTGGGAACGGGTAGCTGCCGGGACCGTTGATCTCGTCCCGGCGCCCCATGTCCACGAAGTAGTACTCGTTGCCCGCCTCGATGTTGATCGAGCGTCGATAGCTTTGTGTCATGTCAAGTACTCAGCCAGCAGAAAACTCGCAGGCGAAGCTCACGTCGCAGAACCGGCAGTTGTCCTCGGACGGATTCGGATCGAACTTGCCGGCCTTGACGTTCTCATCGAGCTCCTTGAACTTCTCGGTGATGGCTTCCTTCGTCCAGTCCGTCAGGACATACGGGTACGTCGCCTTGCCCGATTGACCCATCCAATAGTCACCAAGCCTCGGCGGCTCGATGCCGAACTGCTCGGCCAGGGCCACGGCATAGACCGCGAGCTGGAAGTCGTCTCCCGGCTGCTTGCCCGTCTTGTGGTCCCGGACCAGCAGACCGTCGTCGGTCTCGACCACGGCGTCGATGTAGCCACGGACCAAGACTCCGTCGAGGTCGATGTCGAACCCGAGCTCGATGCCCGGTGTCCCGTCCGGGGCGATCCAGATCACCTCTTCGGTGTGACTCGTCGCCCAGTCGATGTACTTGCCGACCTGCTCCAGGCCGATCTCGAATCGCCGTGCGATGTCAAGTCGTCCACCGTAACGACCGCTGGCGAACCAGTAGTCGAAGTTTGGCGTGATGGCGCACGAGGCGTTGATGTACTTCTGGTAGGACTCGCGGAACACGGCCTGAGCTGCCTCCAGAGACATCGTGCGACCGCTGCGCTCCCAAGCCTCTATGGCCTCGTGGACCGCGCTCCCCTGGGCTGTCCAGGCGGCGGGGCGCTGCCACGCCTTGTCGATGCGGGCGAGCTTGTAGGCGTAAGGGCACTTCTCGTACTGCTTGAGCTGAGACACGCTGCGGTGCTTGCGTTCTTCGCTCATGACGCGACCTCCAACGTGTGTAGATGCTTGCGAATCATGTCCGGTACCTCGGTGGGGTGAACGACGTACCGGCACTTCGTGATGAAGTCGACCACCGCTTGAGCGCGGGGGTCGAGGGGGTCGGTAGGACCGAGGGTTCCGTCGTAGACGAGCGAGGACTCCCAGAAGCCCTCGCCGAACATGATCCCTTTATCCGGAACCGACTGAAGGAAAATGGTTTCCACTGCTTGGGCCCTGTCGCGCAGGGCCTTGACATCCGCGTAGATCGCGTCGGTGTCACGGACGGCCACGCTGCGGTAGCACAGCAGGAGCGTCACGCCTAGAAGGTTGATGGTTTCAGCGAACAGCCATCCTGGCTTGGACACCCGAACTACGGGAGCGGCGAGTGCGAGTTGATGGCATACGATCTGGAGTGGCACGGTTTCGTAGCTTTCTGCGTGTGCATGTTCAGTGTCGTCCTTATCCCCCGGTTTTCGGTCATGTCGGATGTCTCGGGATCATGGCTCCCGTGGTGGGAATCTCCAAATCATTTCTCCTTCTTCGGTCAGGTCTGTGTACTCGTTGACCCGGATCAGCAGGTCGCCATCCTCGGCGCGGCGCGGCCGGTACGCCCAGCCGCCTGCCTTGCTGACGCCTTCCTCAGGCGGGATGTTCGGGTCGAACTCCAGTACGTGGTCGCGGAGCTTCTTGTAGAAGCCGCGAAGCCTCTTGAGCTTGAGCTCGTCCATGCCGACACCGCCGGTCGCCATGTACTCGCCGTGCTCCCGGAGCCTCCGGTACGGGGAGACGCCTTGCTGCATCGGGACGGGCACCTGGAACGGGAAGTGCTGAAGCACGATCTCTCGCGGCGTCAGCCGGCCACCGTAGTAGTGCTTGATCCACGAGACGTACTGCCTCGTGACTCCGTACATTCGGGCGATCTCCGATTGGGTGTAGCCTTTGCCCTTCAGGTCCTCGACCACAGCGAGCGTTAGCTCGGGCTGGTTTTTATGGGGCTTGTCCGTCTTCATTTGTGTTTCTCCCTGTCTGCGACCCTTTGCCGCAGAGTGTCACATGTAAAGCATCGTTCGGTCAATCCTTCGTGGCTTTCGCCCGTCGATTCGCCGGTGTGCTGAGTCACACCGCCCCTGTCATGGTCGGATACTACACATGGTCGTTGACATGTGCGTCAACGGGTGCAGCTTTGGGTACCTCTAGCCTTTGACTTGCGGTTTTGCCGTTATCCTTCCAGTTCCTCGATCCTGGCCCGGACATCTTCCAGGTCCATGATGTCTTGTGGGTCGTCGCTCCCGGACAGCTCGGCCTCCCACTCGATGGCGTCGTCCAGGTCCATGTCATCGACGTACATTGTCAAGCCTCCCTAACCTTCACTCGGTGCCCGGTTGTCTCGTGTACGCGGATCGCGATCCCCAGAGCCCGCGCCGTGGTGGCGCGGGACTCCCACGGGCAATCGCGACACCGTGCCGTAGTGGTCAGCCCTTGTCCCTGACGCGGGGCGGCTCCTGCGAGCCACCGGACGGTGACTTGTACTCCTGCTGGGTCTCGGAGATGTCGACCCAGCTCCAGCCGCCGCGACCGTTGGCGCAGGCGTGCTTGTAGATCAAGCCTGGGCCCGTGCCGTGGTTGGCGCAGATGGGCGATGCCTCGGCGTAGTCCGGGGTCGCGACGATGCCTACCCCGATCCCAGCCATCGCGAGGACGAAGATCAGCTTCCTCACGACAGCACCTCGATCCGGTGCCAGTTGCGCTGGCCGATCCAGTCGAGCAGCTCGTCCCATGCCTTGGGGGCATGGCCCTGGCGGGACGACCGCGAGCCGTCCTGGGTGATGTACCAGCGACCCATCACCTTGATCGCGGCGAAGGTGTAGCTGAGGTTGTACTTGACGAACCGGATCACCGCTCCGTCCTCGACGGGCTCGACCGGGACGAACTCTTCCCGGACCGCCTTGGCGAGCGCGAGCTCCCGCTCAAGCTCTTCGATCCGTGCGTTGAGACCGTTCACGGCCTCGTCCACGAGTGCTACTGCCATCTTCTCTCTCCTCTTCTCAGCGGAATCTCGCTGTTTTACGGGGTCTCTTGAGCCGATTCGCTCGGCGGGTGACGATGCCTAGCTCAGCCGGAAGGGGATCAGTTGCGCTGAGCCCCAACGCTTCTCGGTAGGCGATGTCTGCCTTGGTCAGCTTCATCAGCAGTACCAGTGCTTCCGGCAGTGCCGAGACTTCTTGTCTCGGTCCTTGTCCTTGCCCTTGCCGCCGTCGCTCGATGCCTTGGGCAGCAGCCCGTCGTTGGCGTCCTGCTCGGTGCAGGGCGAGAACTCGCCACGCTCCAGGTGGAACCTCCGGTCAGCGGCCGGGGTTTTCGCGGTGTCGACCGACGACAGGTGGCGCCAACACTCGGCCGAGACATCGGCCGTGGCAGTCGCCGGCTGTGCCAGGAGGATCAACCCAGCGAGCAGAGCCATGCCTATCAGCAGCCTGATCATCGGGGTCGTCTCCTCTGGAACTTGCGGTCCCGGTAGTACTCCGGACCGTTGACCGCGTTGGTCAGCCAGCGCGGTGTCTTCTGACGTGGCTCCCCGACGTTGAACTCGTCGTCAACGCCGAGGTGCCAGTCCTCTCGGTGGATGTTGCTCATGCCTCTCCTACGTGCAGCAGCCGCAGCACGGAGCGTCCTCGCAGCGGCCGTTGGCGTTCACGGACAGCACCGCTCCGGAGTTGAGCCGGATGGTGTTGACTCGTGGTGGCTTCTGGAACCGGGCACAGGCGGCAGCACCGATGCGAGTCGGTGCGAGCACGTCGACCATGCGTCCGTTGACGGGCGATCCCTTCCACTCGGTGGTGGTGAGACCGTCCTCCTTGGCGCACTCGATGCGAGTGCAGGTCACGTTGCGATGCCTTGCGTCCCAGTAGGCACGCTCGCCAGCTCGTACCTCCTCGCCGCACATCTTGCAGATGTCAGCGAAGTGCAGGTTCATCCATCGCGAGCCCGACTGGCGGCGGGCATAGCGACCGTTGTATCGACGTGCCATGTCTGGCTCCTCTCTGAGCGATGTAAAGTGTGTGACTAAGGCTGTAGCCGTCGCACGTCCATCCCCTGGGAAGCAAGCCTCCCAGCGGCTGTGTCCGCTGCTGCCTTCGGGACTCGGCCTGCCAGGGGGAACGATCTCGTATCGGTCCCGGTTCCTGGTGGTTCCTTATCTCCGTGTCGTACCTTCAGTTAAACACGCCGGGTGTGCGATGTCAAGCAATAAGGTCACGAATAGCGGCTGCGGCCTGTTGGACGACCACCCCGTTGCCGATGAGCTTCATCGCGGCGGTGCGGCTGATCTTGCCTTCCGGTGCTCGACGCCCGGAGGTCTCGATGAGGTCTGTGACCCATCCCTCTTCCCAGCCCATCATCCACTCGCTGAACGCTGCGTTCAGGCGTGGGTTGCCGTTCTTGTTCGGCTCGGTGGCTACCGGCGCCTCGCGACCGGTGATCCCTTCCCATCGCCGGATCGCCGGCTCGTACTTGTCCCAGTCCTGCGTGCCGTAGACGAACATCGCCGTGGTGCGGAGGTCCATGCCTCCGTCGCCGTGGTGTCCCCCGCCCTGCGAGTCCGTCGTGAGCGGAGTCGGGAGCAGCTTGACTACGTTGGGCAGGCCGATCTGGACCTTGCCTTCCTTGCCTTCACGGGGCTTGCGGGAGCCAGCCTCGTCACTGGCCGTAGGTGTAGGCAGAAGTGCCACGGCCCCAGGTAAATCCATACCTCCCTCGCGCTTGTTCGGGTTCGGGCCCTTGCCATCACGCGCTGCCGGGGTCGGAAGGCTGGGCGACGATGAAGACTCGTTCGCGCTTGTGCGGGGCTCCGATGGCTCCAGCGGCAAGAGTCTTCCACTTCGCGTCATACCCGATGTCGGAAAGGTCCCTGAGAACTCTTCCCATAGCTCGCATTTGAACGCCGGATGGGTCTGTGGCTTTGGCACTGAGTAGTCCTCTCACGTTCTCGATGACCACGACTCGTGGTCGAAGGATGTCGATGGCTTCTGCGAAGTGAGCCCAGAGCCCGGATCGCGTGCCCTGGCCGATGCCTGCCTGCAGTCCTGCAGGGCTCACGTCTTGGCAGGGGAAGCCGCCGCACAGGATGTCGACGGCCGGTACCTCGTGCCAGTTCACCTTGCTCACGTCTCCGAGGTTGGGCACGCCAAACCTCTTCGCCAGCAGCGTGGCTGCGGCCTTCTCGACCTCGACCTGCCAGATCGTCTGACCGCCGAACACCTCCTCGACGGCCAAGTCCAAGCCTCCAGCTCCGCTGAACAGAGAGCCGATGCGGGGTCCATGTGTCATGTCAAGTCCTCTTCATGCCTCATAGCTTCTCCATGACCGAGCGGATCGCCGGGGAGAGCCCGGCCACGTCGCCTGTCATGGACGCGACTCCCGCCTTGAAGCCGTCTGCGAACATCTGCTCAAGGTGCGGGATCAACAACTCGGTGATTAGGTCGCCGATAGCTACGGTCGGGTTGATCCACTCGCCGCCGTCCCAGAACCACAGGATCGGGTCACCGTTGGGTGCCGGATACCAACCCTTCGGGGGTAGCTGTTGGTGCATCATCTCCTCTTCCAGACGACGGGGCTGCTGCCTTGGCGGCAGCGGCAGCGCCAACCGTCGAGCCTCTTGGGCGCCCGGTAGCGGGCGTATTGCTTGCCGTGTCCGCAGGTGCCGACCCACGGCGCTGTCGGGTCGATGCCTTCCATCTCGAAGCACCGCTGTCCGTTACCGCCGAGCTCGCGATGCTTGCGAGCCCAGACGTGGTCGTGGCCGTGTCCGGGGCCGACGATGGCGTGGGCGATCTCGTGGGTGATCGTCTGCATCGAGTCTTCGTAGGACCGATGCGCCAGAAGGTGTTTCGACAGGCTGATCGTGCGATCCCTGTAGTTGCACTGGCCCGCACGCTTACGGGCGTTGTCGTACTTCACCGTCCAACCGGTCAGGCCGTGCTCGCGGATCAGCGCGACGGTGGCTTGACGGGCCTGCGTCTGGGTCATCGGGCGGGTCATCGTCGGTGCTGTCATGCCTCGTCTCGCTTCCATGCCTTGCGGTGGCCCTTGCCGGGTCGCTTCATCTCTCGTTTGCGGTTACGGTGCGGCTGAGCCGCGTTGCTCTGCCTGAGCCCGAGCCGTGCCTGCAGTTGCTCGGGCGTGGCTCGGTTGCTCATGGCTTCCCTCCTGTGCGATGTCAAGCGGCGTACACGCGCTTGTGAGTCATGACGGCCAGGTCCGATCCCTCGAACGGTGTCTCGTCATCGACGTAAACGAACGTCGAGTACTTGCGGGGGTTGTAGGTGACAAGCCTTGCGGTCACGTCGAGGTCGACATCGTCGGCCGAGACCAACTCTCCGACAAGGCCGGCGTGTACGTTCTTGCGTCCCTCGCGCAGGACACGTTGCCTCCCTGCCTCCGAAACCTTCCCGGTCACGTTCTGCAGGACGACGGTGTGGGTGCGGTCGATGACTCGACCCTTGTCCGGGCCTTCGAGCGCCTTGACGGACCACATCTTGCGATGCAGGTTGAAGTAGACGAAGACTCTCATGGTGCCTCTCAGAGGAATGCGTGGTTGATGGCTCGGTGTGCGGCCTCACGGAAGGTCAGGCCGTCGTCGTATGCGTCCCGGTAGGTCCAGTCCGCGATGTCTCCGCGTGCTACCCCGAAGGTCTCCTGCATGTAGGCGTCGAGGTTCGCCATCCAGAGCTGATAGCTCATCGGACGGTGTCGTCCACGACGAGGTAGCTCTGCTCCCCAAGGCTCAGGTACCAATTGCCTGTGTCTTCGTCGAGCCACATGCCCACCTGGCCGGGTTGATCCGAGCAATCCTCTTGGACGCATTCGGGGAACATGTCGATGTCGATGTCGGACATGTCGACCGTGGGCCCGATGCCTAGTGCGATGAGTGCAGCGATGATCACTTCGATCCCTTCGGTTTGGTCTGACGTGGCGGGTACCAGCCGGATCGCTGGTGTCGCCGTGCCTTTCGCATGGCGAGCATGATGTCGGCGTTCATCACGCCTCCGTCAGGTGGTCGATGATCGAGACCAGCGCAGCCGATACCTCACCAGCGGGCAGGATGACTGCCGCGTGACGCTTCTTACCGTCGTGGCCCGTGACCGTGAACCTCAAGCCTCCGGTCGGTTCTGCCTCCACGAGGAGCCCGTGCGGGCTCCCGGTCGATGACTTGCCAGTGATCGAGACGATGGTGTCGCGCTTCATGCCTGTCCTCTCGTGTGCGATGTCAAGCCGTGGCCCGAATGAAGCCAGCGGTGTTGTCTTTCTTCCACTCGTGGCCCTTGGCCCGCAGGCCGACGACCACGCCTCGTGGGTCGTTGCGACGTTCGTCCGACTCGTCGCCGTCGATGACTCGGTACCCGTTCCACTCGGTGGGCAGAGCCTTGCCTCGTGGCGTGTCGAAGGGCATCGCGACGTTGCCTCCGTCAGCGAGGATGCCTTGCAGGTACTCATCGCTCGTGTGCGACGGTTCCTTGGCCGAGTAGGTCAGGGAGTAGTCCGAAGACTCGGCACGATCCCTCGGAGACCACGCGGTGTAGTCGTACATCAGCACGCCTGCCTCAGCCAAGGCTTGCACCATGTGCGGTGCGACGATCTCCCAGCGGATGTCGCTGGTCGTGTTGAGGCGCAGGTTGATCCGGCCATGCCTACGAAGGGCCGACCGAATCTCGGCGCCGATGAGCAACCCTGCCAAGACAGGGTGCGAGAGCAGGAACGCTGTCCTCACAGCTTGAGCACGCTGCTGGGCAGGCATACCCGACTGTCCCGACCGTGACAGGCACGCTGCGGCGCATCCCTTGGATGCCATCGGGCACAGGTTGATGGCTCCGGAGAGGCCGAAGGCTTCCCGCACGTCCCGAAGGCTCGGTGCCATCATGCCTCGCTCGGGTGTGAGCATGAGACCGAAGCTGGGCAGGCTGTTCTTCGACAGCTTCTGCTGTGACGCTCCGCTGGTCAGCAGCGCGGCCGATGCTTTGCGATAGCCAACGCTCTCGCGAAGCTCAGCCCACACCTGGCGGGCCCATCGCACGTCGGTCGATCCCTCAAGCCCTGCGATCACGGCAGCTCCGAAGTCTGCCTTGGTGAGGATGGTCTCTACGCGGGTCGTCATGTCTCACACCTCTCTGTGCGATGTCAAGTCTCAGGACAAAGGAATGACGCGGTAGGACCGCTCACCCGTCTCGATGTCTTCGACCAGCACTCGCAGGACGTTGCCTTGTGCGTTCTGGCTGATCACTCGGTGCTTGCCGTACACGTCCATGTCTACTCCTGTCGCTGTGCGATGTCAAGTCTCCGGGGAAAAAAGGGGCATGGGTAGCGGCCAGGACGATTGCCTTCTTGAATCGTGCCTACTCCGATGAGCAGGTCAGTCGTCGTTTCCAACCATGCCTAGTGGACAGCCGGCATCGAAGCTGGATCACCCGTGATGTCGGTGATGCGAACCTGCCTGTCCGTGCCTCTTCGAGCTATCGCTCAGGGGTGAGGCCCACCCCTTGGTTTATGTGCGTTGTTCCCGGACAGTGCTTCCGGCGGGCCAACGCTTGCCCATTAGCCTTATGTCGTCCGCAACACTCCCGATCAAGTCTCACGTCCGATGCGTGGCGGTCCGGTTTACTGCTACCGGCATAGACCACGGTTACGGACCATGACTGGTCACACGCGGATTCAACACGTTGTGGCATGGTGCAGCTAGCAATCCATGCCTTGCGCCCGCCTTGCTTGGCTATCGCTTCGAGAAGGGTACGTCCCTGCCGGTAGTCATTTCTGACGGCGAGCTATTTCCCCCCGCCAGCCGAGACGGGGGGATGAAGCCCCTCTGACGGGCGACGCTGACCGAAGCTATCGGCTGACTCCCCAGGCGAACCCGAGAAGAACTTGGTGGTGCTGGTAGAACCCAACGCTAGCGGATCGTGTGTGCGATGTCAAGTGACTCGTACTCGGTACCGCTTGTGCTGTTGTGTCTTCGACTCTAGCTGATGGACTGTGCGATGTCAAGTACCGGATTGACCCGGTCGGTTCGTAGTGTTCTCGGTGCGCTGTGCTGTCTCAAACCCGCTGGCATGTGGGTTCCCGAACCGTACTCGCGATGTCCGCTGTGCTGTTGTCGTCTCCGACTCTACACGTCGCGGTGAGCGATGTCAAGTGACCTGCTCTGCGATCCCCTGTGCTGTTGTGCTTTCCAAGCTACACCACGGCGCTGTGCGATGTCAACACCGATCGCAAAGTCGCTGGTCAGACGGCGTGTCGTCCGGCGTGTCGCCCCCTGCTGGAGTACCCCCTGGGGGTACCCCCCTCCTGCCCCACCGGGGGGTGGGGCCCGGTCCCCCCTTCGGGGGGACCGGGCGCCAGAGGCCCCCTGCCCTGGCTGGCCGGCCCCCCTCCCCTTCGGGGAGGGGGACCGGGCCCCTGCGGGTACCCCCTCCGGGGGTACCCCAGGGGGGTATACCCTCACCCCCGGACCCCGACCGGCCGGTTA